GATCTCCGGTATTGGTTGCTGCTGAATAATCTCCGGTATTGGTTGCCGCTGAATAATCTCCGGTATTGGTTGCTGCTGAATAATTTCCGGTATTGGTTGCCGCTGACTGATATCCGGTATTGGTTGCCGCTGAATAATTTCCGGTATTGGTTGCCTTATCATCTTCCCAATCAACTTGCTCTTTTATATATTCAACGCCAGCTTTTATAATTCCGGCAATTCCAATTTCTGCTTTTACGGAAATTTTCTTTCCAACTCTCTTGCTATCATCAGATGATTTCTGGCCATTCTCTTCAAGCTCAACTTCACAATATCTGGAATCTGAAGGAGGATAATAACCGAATACATCCATCGGAAATTCGCAAGCATGGAATCCACAATTACAAATGTCTGCTTTTTCTTCTGTGTATTCTTTTCCAATTTCATACTGGAAATCTCTACACTTTAAATCTTTGTCAAAGCCTTTAAAGCATTTCATTCTTTCTTTTCCTCCTTTGATTTTTCTGCATCAAGCCCAAGCATTCTAAATGCCATTTTCTTTGTGAAATCATAATCGTTCACGCTATTCGCCCAAGCTTCAAATGCCTTTAACCTTCCAACCAGAAGTGCGTATTCCTCATTGGCGTTCTCTGGAATATAATCTGTGCTTTTGGTTTCTCCCATGATTAGTCCTCCTTATCTTTTGCTCCAAATGTTTTAAGCATTTCTTCCAGAAGCGAAACAATCGGAATAATTGCATCTACCTGTTTGAACTTTTCCTTGATTTCTTTATCAAGTTCTTCCTCGTTCATAAGTCCATGCTCGAAAGAATGTCTAAGCTGCTCTTTTACTTCTTTCTCTTCTCCACCATTTTTTACGAACATCTCTTTAATTTCATGGGTGATAACTGCATACTCTGAAAGAATATCAGTCCCTTTGCCGGAAATTTTGACTAAGCCGTTTTCAAATTTAATCATTGTTTTTTCCTCCCTATTTTCTTTTATTATCTCCCTCTGAATGGTATAATGTGTTCAGAAAGGAGGTGTGTTAAAATGTTTCTCAAATTAAAAGTTTCCTGTAACTGTCGTTGTAGCTACTACTTGAATGAAGCAATAAGTGCGGATAAAATTTCGTGTCCAAACTGTGGCAAAGAACATCCGTATTCAAAAGAAATTCTTTCAATGCTTCATACCGCAAATGAAATTCAAGATGTATTTGATTCTGAAGGTTTTGATATTAAAAGCATTACCACAGAAGTCATTCTTTGACCGGAATATATGAAAGCTCTTCAATAACCAACTTCATAAATTCTAAGAACCCTTTTGCTTCCGTAACGGACAGATGGCATTCGGCAATTTCATCTTTTACTTTTTTGTAGAGTTCGTCTGCTTCCTGTCCGTTTCTTCTTCTAAATTCTAAATATTTCTGTCCCTCATGGCTTGACAGCTTTTCAGATAAATATTTTTCAACATTCATTGTGTTTCCCTCTCCATAATTTCTAATCATCAATTGAGTTTTGAACAGCAGAAGTAATTCCGCTTGTAACGCATTCGGCTATTATTTTCTTATCAACTTTTGCCGTGTGCGTTACTTTTTGTATGTTGAATTTCAGAATCCTTTGTGAATCTTTGAACTTGATTTCTTCAATTTCTCCAATTCCTTTCTGGTTCACCTGCAACATTTGCAAATCTGTAGATAAATCAAAAGCATTCAGATCAATGGAAAGTATAGGTTCTGAATCTCCAACTCCCTGTTTCAACTCAAAACTCCTTACACCTTCGAGTTTGTGACCATCTATAATGATTTCTGTGAAGATTCCACATTCGCCATTTACTTGCCGGATTTCGATTTTTGATGTTTTCATTAATCTCCTTTCTGATCTAAATCAACAGTTTCTTTTTTATCTGTTTTTTGTTCCAGGTTGTTATCAGAAAAACTTTCCACTTTCCCAAGAATGTAGCCTTTATCAAATTCCGACATCTTAGGAATTGCTTCTTTCAGCTTTTCTACGATTTTTTTTTCTTTTTCTGACATTATCTATTTCACTTCCTTTCTTCTACGCACAATATTTAATTTCGTATTCAGTTACGATTTTGGAGAAAATCTCTCGCAGCTTTTTATCGTCATCGATGACGTCCATTTTGTTTAGTGAATTACTCTCTGTTTTGGTGCAACCATTTTCAGCCATGCGTTTTCGCTTATTTCTTAATCTTGTATTCAGATCACATCCAGCCCGGCGTTCCAATTCTGTGTACATTTCTGTTCTAAGCATTTTAAACTCTGCTCCAGCACCTTTTTGTATGCGATTGAATTTAGAATTAATTTCTGAACGCCAGTTATCAAATACAGGCTTAACCGCTTCTTTGATGTTCTCTGTAGTTGCAACAGCTTTATCTGCGGTTTCTTTGGCAATTAAAATCTGCCGGTCTCTTTCTTTGTCAGCAAGTTCTTTCTTTACCATTTGCGAAAGTAGCCCCTGTAACATTTGAAGTTCTGGTGACAATGCCCTTTTTACAGTTTCTTTGGTTTTAAAGTACCCATTCACAAGCTGTCTCTGAACATCCCATGCTAAATCGTCTGTGAAAGACTTTACTAACATTAGATATCCCTGTTCTGTAATAAGCGCATAATCAGAAGTTGCCTTGTCTGGAATGTCAAAAATTTTGGTACGACGAATTTCGTCGGCGCTTACTCGGAAGAAATCTTCGCTCTCAATAAAGCGCTCTCTGTTTGTTCTGAAATTTCTGCTTGCCGTTCCGTCTGGTCTTCCGTGAACTGCATCAATATCTTTGAATGTAACCACTCGCTGACCGTTATACTCTTTTATTGAGATATCCGAATTTCCAATATGTACTAACTGGTTCGTGTTTATCACTCCTTTCTTAATCTGATTTTCAATTTCATTTTGTGTTGAAAATATTTTTCCTATGTGTTAAAATTCTTTCATACCCAGATAATGGGCAATGAAAGGAGTTGTTTGCTTTGACCCAACTTTTGAATTTGCCCTGTTCCTTATTGTAGGTTGCAAGCAGAGTAAACTGCGTTACCAAAGACCGTTAAGCAATTTTACTTTTATAGGTAAAATTCCTACATTCGCCAACTAATGGGCAGCTAATCTTTTTTTACTCAATCGCAGAACTAAAACTGCGTAAGTGGCGAAGTGTTTCAAGAAACATTTGGTGCTGCTTATGTGACTGAACAAGTACGTTCAGTCTGCAAAACACATAAGGTAAACAAATTTAGGCAAGAACTGATAGGACAGCACTCCTGTCAGTTTTTTGCTATTCTTCTTTAAACAGATATTCCAGATCATATTCTGGGAAAAGTTCCTTTTTAGAAAGGACTGCTTCTGGATACGTAAAAGGTGTTTTCCCCTTTATCTTGTTCTGAATAGTCCTTTCATCAACACCAAGAACCTTTGCAAACGCTCTGATTGTAATTCCTTTATCATCAAGAGCTTTTTTTAAGTTATTCAACACTTTGGCTCGCCCCCTTCCTTGACTTCGTGAGTTTATAATATCACGTTGCGAGTTAGATGTCAACAGTAAATATTGACTTTGTGAGTTTTTTGTGATATATTATCATCAGGAGGTGAAAAAAATGAAAGATAGGATTAAGCAAGTGCGCAAATCAAAAAATCTTACACAAACAGCATTCGGAGAAATAATTGGAGTGAAAGGCAATACTGTTACTAATTACGAAACTGGTCTTAGAACTCCAACTGATGCAGTTATCAAATCTATATGTAGGGAATTTGATGTCAACGAAGAATGGATTCGTACTGGTAATGGCGAAATGTTTACACCTGGGATTAAAGACAAGCAAATTTCTGCCATGCTTGCAGACGTAATGAAATCTGGAGAAGATTCTTTTAGGCATCGTCTCGTGTCTGCGTTAGCCAGATTGGATGATGATGGTTGGGACAACTTAGAAAAACTAATTGACATGATTTCTGATAAGTAAAAGAAAAGACAAGGGTAATGCGCAAACCCTTGTCTTTTTTACACTATCCAATTAACTTTTTCACAAATACATAAATCACTTCTATCCAATGATTATTCGTGCATTTTTCTATCATCTCAATAATTTCTTTCTTGTAATCCACGTAAATCCCTCCCAATATTCCAAACATCTGTTCTTATTTGTTAAATTATATCATGTTTTTATAACCATATACTGGGATAGAATTGTTTCCGCTTAAATCTTTCCTGGCAAACTGATTTATTCTGATTTTTCTATGAATTATAAGTTTTTTTGTGTAAATATTGTGATTTTTGCTTTTCCAAATCGTAATAATAATAGATAGAAATAAAGGGGCTGGATGCTTGTCTGCGAGGGATTTATAGCGTTCATGAACAACCTGTTTTACCTCTGCTTTTGCAGTTTCGATAGTTTTATTCCTCCCAAAGATAATACTACGATCCGGGCGGAAGTAAACGTATTGAATCAAGAACGCCTGCACGAATATCAGTATAAACACAATTATGATTTTTTTATGTTTCTCCATGAATCCATCCCCTTTACACTATCATCTTAATGTATTACAATAACATTGTATCAAAAAATATACAATCACACAGGAAATGGCGAAATTAGCACCTCTGGTGGCGAATTTTACGTGAAAAGAGATGATTTGAATGAGAATTGCAATATGTGATGATAGCGAAATCCAGATTGATATATTTATGCATCGGATTAATAATTTTCTCAAACGAAATGGTGATATAAAAGCATTGATTACTCCGTATGATAAAGGGCAGCCGCTTATTGATGATGTGGCAGATGGCGAGTGGTATGATATTGTGGTTTTGGATATCGTTTTGAAAGAAGAAAATGGAATTGAAGTCGCAAAGGAATTGAGATTAAATGGCTATAATGGAAATATTATTTTCTGGACAGCCCACAAAGAGTATGTTTTTGAAGCTCTTGATATACTCCCGGTACACTATATCATAAAAGGTTCTGAAAACGGCAGAATGTATAGTGCTTTCAATCATGCTCTGGAACATATCAGCAAAAGCACTCTTATGATAAAAGGAAAAGACTTTATTCATCGGGTGGAGTTTCAAAATATCGAATATATTGAGAGCCGAAACAAATACATCATTATCCACTGCACTTGCGGTATAGTTTATACGGAACGATGTAAACTATCCGATATTGAAGAATTACTGGATTCCAGATTCTTGAGATGCCACCAAAGCTACATAATAAACATGGACGAGGTAAAAGAAATAAACACTTCTTTCCTTATGTTTTCTGGGAATACTGTGCCTATCAGAAGAAAAGACTTTGCAAAAATAAGAAACGAATTTGAAGAATATACGACATTTAAGTAGCTCCCGGGAAAGCCCCGGGAGTATTATTATCTCAGTAATTCATTGACTTTTTTCTGCACTTCTGCGTAATTGTAGCCAGCAGCCTCCAGGCGGTCTCGTCTATCTTGTCCATTTCCCCATTCGCCGTTGATTACCTCTTTTGCAACCTGGACTACACTTTTCTTTGCTGTTACGGAATAAACAGCCTTTCCGTTCCAGTCAAAGACAGAGTAACCGGCTTTGCAAGCCTTTTTCGCATTTTTCAGTGACTTGTACGCCCCGATCTGGCTCTTGGAATCCTTCCAGGTCTTGCGAACACGGTAATACTTGTCAACCTTTACTGTCGGCTTTGTGGTTGGCGCTGTCACGGTTTCACTGGAAATGAGCTTCTTGAATCTATCCCAGTCACCATTTTTACGGATAACGGATGGACAATTCTTAGCGCACACATCGTAATGCTGCACTACTCGGAATGCCGGGATATTGTACTTTTTCATCAATTGCTTGCATACATCAACGGTATTCTGGTATGCTTTTTCGTAGTTATATCCGGCATTCATACACATTTCAATTCCGATGGAATTATGATTATTTACAGTTCCAAAAAGTTTACCGCCGTAATCTACCCCAACATGCCATGCTCCACGATTGTACGGCAAGGCTTGGTATGCTGACTTATCGTCAACGAATACATGGGCTGAATAGCCATGAAAATTGCCATTATGCTGTGCGGTGGCGTGTGCTTTGGCGTCTGCTGTTTTGGCTATATTATCTGTATTATGGATGACAATATACCGAGGTGTTTGTCCTGCGTAGCTGTTGTTGTTGCTGATTAATGAGGTGTTAATATTCATGTGTGGTCTCCTTTCATATATGTGCATTATTAATTAACTTCATTTCAACATCTGAATTTCAGGCGCTCAAATGAAAATAATTAGTCGAATAAACACGAATATGGCTGGAATCATTTGTACAATAGCTGATGTAACTGGCAATGGTAATAACTATTTTTATATTAATAAAAAAAGTGGTATGTGCTTAGCTGCATTAATATCTATGTCAGATGCTTATGTGTATACAACCGGAATATCATGTGATAATGCAAGTAGCTTATACACTATTCGAGTTTCAAAAGCATTGACATCTGGAACAGTATACAGTTTTATAATGCTTTGGGTTAAAATTGGTTTGAATGCTTAACTTCCAGAGCTAATTTCCAAAAGCAACAGCAGTAACACTTATAAATCCGCTATATGGAGTTCCGTCTGAATTATAAACGGAAGTATAAGATTTTTTTCCATCACAATAATAGCCAGTAATGATACAACTTTGGGGTACCGTTTTATGCCCAATCAGTATATAACTTAATGAATTTAGGCCAAAATCCGAAGGTTGTGTTTCAAGATAGCCGTTGTTAACATAAACTTTATCAAAATATTTTATGACTATTTTGCATGGAATCTTCGTGTTTTGCTGATTTCTAACACAAAAAACTTTCTCCTAATGATTCTATCAGCGGGCATAGTTTTAACTCCGGAGCTCTCCCCGGAGTGGTTTTCTCTATGTCTTTATGCTGAATATTTATTGTATGACGCTCTCACATTGCTCTGACTGATGTAACAATATACTTGGGTAGTCTTCAAATCAGCATGTCCCAGGACTGCTGCCACATCTTGTATATTTGCTCCCCGATCAAGAAGGTTGGTGGCCAAAGTCCTCCTGTATCTATGAGGATGTACATTAGTAACATTAGCACTCTCACCAAGCTTCTTTAGTGTTCTTTCAATCCCTGCTTTCGACAATCTCTTATAGGGTGTCCTTACACTAGCAAACAGGCATGGATCCGTGTCTGTCCGTGTATTCAGATAATCCTGCAGATGCATTAATGCTACTGGTGTAAGGTAAATCATCCTCTCTTTATTTCCTTTTCCCAGGACTACTGCATCCTGTGTCTGAAAATTTATATCGTTTCTGTTGAGCCTTACCACTTCTGATACCCTGCAACCAGAAGCATAAAGGAATTCTATCAGTGCCAAATCCCGAAGTGTTGTACAGGCCTGTTTTAGTCGCTCCATTTCTGGTGCGGTATAGGGCTTTTTCACTACCTTCGTGTACTTAATCTGGGACAGTGCTGCACATGGGTTTCTTCCGATCATACCCTCGGCAGAGAGCCAGGAAAAGAAACTACTGAAACATCGGCGGATTCCGTCCAAGGTACGATTGCTTACCTTCCGGCGCTCCTTGTATGCGGCCAGGTAGTATCTGAGATCGTAGGTAGTAATCTCATGCAGTGGCTTACATAGAGTGTGTATCATCATGTAACACGCATCGTAGTAACGCCGAATTGTGGATTCTGCCTTTCCTTCTACTCTCTTGGTAGCTATGTATTTCGCCAGCATAGTGTCTGGAGTGTTGTCCACTACCGTCAGCTCCGTACTTCTCTCCTGGACTTCGTAGCTGTTCAGCTGAATGCAGAGTGCATCCTGTACTGCCTGGAGCTGTTGGTCATCTAATAGGGATTGCACCGCCAGCAATACATTGTTGATTATCGTATTTCGTATATCCATAACCTTCTTTCCTCCTTTGGCTCTATTGTAGCATTTAGGGGAAAGAAGGTCGCAAAACACGAATTTAAAAATTTATAGTTCACTATCGCAACTCGGATTAAAACCGTCTGTTACATGGGATCAGTTACTTTCTACATTGCCTAATAATGCAGGTGTAAAATTTGCCGCATGGAAAGAAGATTATCCAAACTTATCAAATCCATCCAATAGTAATAAGCAAGTTATAACTATTTTTAGACCATATGCAGGTTATGTCACAATTGAGGTATGGGATATTGATAATAATATTAGATATTTTAATTCACACAATGGAAACCTATACAGTAATTGGAAAACAGTCAAATAAAATCAAACAGTAATTTAATATCAACTGGTCAGGGCACTTTTAAAGACCAATGGGTTCCAGGATTCATGGTATATGGAATGGGATTTGTAATTATTATTCCAAAACACTATAAAGCACATAAACTTAATATAACATCGGCAAAAGTGTTTAACATTAACTCATGGTACAACGCTACAGTGTCTAGTCTTGACGAATTACTCAATCATTGGAGAATTATTTTAAATGTTGATTCCAATTCTTCAATAGAAAATGGAATAACATATTTAGTATCAATTAGCGGAACGATTAGTTGAGAACCTTCCAAGCGACATTCTTGTTTTATATTGGCTGGCTTGAATATTTTTTTACACCTACAACCTTTACGCCAAGATCACCTGTATATGCTTGGTCAAGATATATTCGGATCCATTGATTTCCGCTGTCCCAGAATGCATAATATCGTATAATATTACAGACACACATTTCACCTAAATAATTTTGAACTGAAATAATTTCTATTTCATTAGATATTCTAAATGTTGTAGATGTTGAATTACCAACAAACGTTGCTGTATATGTATGTACTATAATATTACTGTATTATCACCTTAACCTAACAAATTCAATAAATGAATGTTGTGCAGAGGGATGTATTTGAATTATTCTATCTTGAAAAATTGTCATTTTAAATTTATTACCAGTAATAACGCAGCTGTAAGTAATACTTTGCCATGCATGAACCATTCTAAACCATGGATTGCTAAATTCTGCATCATCAACTTCTATTTTTAACGCAACTCCCATTGTTGAATCAAGAACTGTATCTGAAAACAGATTAATATTCACTAAATAAGTGCCATTTGGAAAAGTAAAATAATGTTTATAATCTGGTGACTCTACAAACTTCATTCCATTTATGTTATTCCAAGAAATACTTCCTGTTGATAACCCATTATAACTATTTGCTGGAGAATAAAATTCTTTATTAACATAAAATTTTGCACTTGAGCCAAGATAAGATAAATTCGTGTTTAGTGCATTAATCCCTAGCGCCTCTTTCAGCTGCGCTATAGTGATCTTCTGGGTTGTAGAGCCATTCTCCAATACCACGATATCCGTATCAGATACTTTGGTAGCTGCTGGGAGAGCTGATATTAGTGTACTTGGTATAGATTCAGACATTTTTCATCAATCCTTTCTTGGAATTTTTTCAATTACTTTATTATTCTTTGTCATCAGGCACTTGCCGTCCTTTGTGGCCAGTGCGTATACTTTGTCGATGATCTTCACGGACAGGACGAAGCTTGCTCTGGCGGTGACCGGGTTCGGTGTCATTTTTACATCGCTGATTAAAATATTCGCCATATCACTTCACCATCACTCCTACTTCTGCAATCAACTTCTCGTCCAGGATTTCATACATCACTCTAAGTTTATATCTACCTTTTTTCTGCGGCTGTATAACCACATCAAGAATATGTCCTTGTATTACCGCAATGCCACTATCTTCAACTTCTTGTGTTCCTTTGTAAAGCAACTCATAGGAAGCTCTTTCGATTAGAAAATCGGTACCTTTGCAGGAGCATATTCTTAGTTTTATATGTTTCTTTTCTCCGAATTCAAAATCCACATTCACAGTTGCAACCTCCTATTAACTCTACATAATACTCGGATTTTTCTAAAACCGCCCGATACTGTGGCTCTAATAACTCTTCATAATACGGACACGGCTCAATGTGAACACACATAGAAGATATATCTATGGTAATAATGTATCTTGCTATATATGCGGTATTTCCAGCTTCATCAACAGCGGACATGTCAACTACATAAGCGCCGTTAAGGCTTTTGGGGATGATGGCTTCCCATCTATCCCCTTGTGCCCTTGCGAATGAGATAATGTTTCCATTGATAGTACCCCTTAATGCTACTACCATGTTTCCACCACCTTTATCAGTCGGTAACCTCTACAGAGATTACAACGGTTTTTTCAGTATCAACCGGGTTCGGTGTTAATGTTACGGACTTGATGACAGGAGCCTTAGTGTCCAGTTTCACAGTTCTGGTTACAGTGGTACTCTTTCCGGCACTATCAGTAGCCACTACGGTGATGGTATTGGTACCCTCAGTAAGAGTAATTACCTTAGACCAGGAGCCATCAGAAGCAACGGTTGCCGCCTCTGCGCTACCACTATTCAGTTTGACAGTAACAGATACTGGGCTGGATGTTGCATCGTTTGTTGTACCACGAACAGTACAGGAAGCCTGGTTGGTAACAAGACCATCTGTCGGTGATGTAACGGAAAGTGTCGGCGGTACGGTATCAATTTTGAATGAAACGCTCTTCTGTGCTGCCGCATTTCCATCATAGTCAGACGCATTTACAGTAATTGTATGGCTCCCGTCTGACAGGGCAGTACCAGGAGTATAAGTACATTTATAGCCGCCGGAAATTGCAGTCTTAGAAATACTATCCCCTGTGATCTCGCTTCCAGAATCAATGGTGATACCAATGGTGGAAGGATCCACACCAGAATCATCATCGGTTATTGTCCAGACAATGCTTGGTTTGTTATTTGTAATCAGTGCGCTGGCTGTCGGGTATGTTATTGTTGAAATCGGCGCAACTTTTTCTCTTACCTTTAACTGTAATGAACTTCCTAACGTTGAATGACTAGCATCTGCTGTTTCTGCGTTTCCAGCATCATCCGTAGCTCTGATTGTTACCCCATAATAATGTCCCGATTGATTATAGCTGGATTTACTAGGGGCTGTAATCGTTCCATCATATCGTCCAGTAGAACTGTTATAGGTTAGACTTACGGTCTGTCCATTTACTGTAGCTTGTACTGTTTTTACACTCATATTCTCATTCCTTTCGTGAAATATTGTTGATAAGTTCTTTTAATTCCTGTACTTCTGTTGACAAAGCATCCAGTTTTGAATGCAGTTCCTGGTTGTCCGCTTGGAGAGCCAGGATTTTCTCATGGTCATTTTTCAGCATGGCAAACATGCAGGGGATTATAATACGGTAATTCCAGTTTTCAGCTTTGCCTTTTTCATTATGGTCAACGGCTAATGGAAATCTGCGGTCAATGTCCTCAGCTATGAACATCGGCATTTCTTTGCCATAGCGTTCATCTTGTTCGGATAAATATCCGTCTTTGTACTTCGCCCAGATTACCTTGATTCTGTAGAGGTCTTCCAGTTCATCTTCTTTTATGTTTTTTCCGTTTCCTATTGATTTGTAACGAATCGAAGATGCAGCAGCCGCATTAAGAGTTTTCATATCAGATGCAAAAACAACAGCTGCACTTGCACTAGAGTTCCACGGCAGACCACTCATCGTAACGGACTTATGAAAATTAGCAGAATCATAAAAGTCTGATTTAACATTTACTATCATGTAACCTGAGTTTACTGTTTTGCCACTAAAAAACTGAAAAGCTGTTTTTCCATCATCAGAATAACCATAAATATCACTTGTTAAAATGGCCATTGTGCCATTATCGTTAACCAAAAGAGGCATTTCTAGATTCAGTAATCCTGCTGAATCGGTTACTCCGTACTTAATTCCGCTTGAATCAAAAATAAGGCATTTATAGTTATTTTCATTTACATAATCTTTAAATATGGTTAATCCGTCAGGATCAAGCTTACTAGCCCATCCAGTTTCACGGCGGTTCAGTACCTCTAATATCCCATACCCATTATTTTTACCGCCAAGCTTTAATGTGCCACCCTTGGCGTAAGTGAACGAAATATATAGCTGATTTCCCTCTTTATAAATTCCTTTAATTGCGCCATCATTGGTTAAGAGGTTAAATATTTCTTCATGTGTAAGTGCATCTACATCAATTACAACCGCCATACTTTGGGAATCTAATGGTTGTGAAAATCCACCCGCCGCGTATAAGGTACATTTTATGGCACTTACATCTCTTGGAATTCCAATTGACCTTCCAGAAGCCGTTGTTATAATTCCTCCCGCTTTAGTTGATAATACCGTATATAAATTATGTGAAACGCTTGTTTCGTCTTTCGCAGAAGAATATACCGTTTTCCAATTTTCCCCATCTACGGATTCTTCGATTTTAAAACGACCTTTATATGCTGTTCGTGTTTCCGCGTTTCCATCGCGATACCAAGCACTCAAAGTAATATAGCTCGGGGCTACACTGCCATTCGCGCGTTGCTTAATAACATATGATGGGCTTTCAAGAAAATATGTTCTACCCGGAACTCCTTGTTCTCCCTTAATCTTTGTCCATGAATAGGCACCGGGGTTAGTGCTATCGGCTTCCGTATAATCTGTATACTGCCCGATGTATTCTTTTCCAGTGCTATCAGATACATCAAAGCCCATCTTACCATCCGCGCTGTTTGCGTAAGCTACATGGAAATATGGTGTTCTTCCGTCTGTTCCAGGTTTTCCTGGAGATCCATTTGCCCCATCTGCACCTTTTACAAGCGTCCATGCATAATCATCCGGGTTAGTGCTATCTTGTAGTTCAAAATCAACATATATACCGATATATTCCCGGTTACTATCAGACACCGAAAAATCGGTTTTACCATCTGCGCTATTGGCATAAGCAATATGGGTGTAACTTGTTTTTCCATCTCGTCCAGGTTCTCCCGGAAGACCGTTCTTTCCATCGTTTCCCGCATAAATTTTTGAAATGGAAAATCTTTTGGTCACCGTCAAAGCACTAAGATAAGTTGCCCTAACATCTACCCAACCATCATCGGCTGACAGCCCCGTTACCGTATATGTCTTTGCTGAATTGTTCCAGATTCCTGTTATACTATCTGATTTTGTGATTATAAAATTACAATCATCTGTAATATCTTGTGTCCCGTACATTACTACAGCATGTGTAATCACATCGCTTGGAAATGTGCCGTAATTTCCATCAGAATCAACAGAAACGCCCTGGTATTCATTGCTCAGTTGCAATGTCATGTTTTTGGCGAGAGCTGCCGCTTCCTGTGCCTGTTTCGCTGCCGACAATGCGTCCTCAGAATCTTTCAGTGCCTTTGTAACGTCCGTATCTTTCAGCTGTTTCCAATAATATCCATTGCCTTCATTTACAAAGCGGTATGCGTGGCTATCGCCATCGTAGTAAATGTCACCGACATGCTTGCTCATTTCGGTATCGTCCAGCCATTCATTGGCCGGATAATTGCTCAATGTAGGTACTGATGTTCCTGTCCAGGTATTTATATTCCCATTGATCTGCCCCTGCATACTGTTTAACAGTCCATCCAAAGGAGATGCACCAATCCTAATTGAGGATCCATCCATTATTAATTGATGTTTAGTTATATCGGCAGAAAATATAATATTTCCGCTATTATCACGAACCACCAAGGCTCCCGTCTTAATCCAGTCAGCATTAACACCTGTAGCAGTAAGGATTCTGGCAATCACATCACCATCTACTGTCATGCCACCATTCCAATGTTGTCCACCATCTGTAGATACAGCCCACGCTTCCGCAGTCATTTTCCATATAATGTCAGAATCGGATAACTGCGGCTTATTATGAAGATAATAGATGTTGCTTCTGTCCGGCTGTGTTTCTACTGTCGTGTATGTTCCAGAAGATTCAGCAAGGCGCTGTGATAATTCTTCCAGTGCTTTTTCCCTGGCGGTACGTTCATCTCTTAAATTCTTATTATTTTCTGCCTGTATTTGTTGATTAAGACTATATTGTTTCTGCTTATTCCTGGATGCACTCTTAGCACTGCATTCAAGTTGCTCAAATGCGCCTGGATTCAAAGTAACAGAAGTTAGGAAGCTCTTGTACTGTTTTCCGTTTCTATCGGAAATCGCAATGGTGTCACCAGCTTCCCATGCAATATTTGTTAAAGCACCAGTAGAAAACGGTCTGAATTTCATTCCAACACATCTGTCTGAAATAATCTTGCAGATTGCTTCTCCTGTTCCCTCTTGAATTAGCTTATTATCACTTATTTCGATAACGTAGCCAGATTTCCCCGACTGATATGTTTTCGCTTCATTTTGAGAAGAATTTTCAACGTATTCTGTAACCTTTACACCTGTTATTTCAAGATCATACAGCCATGGAGTAAATCCGTTTGTTTGAATTGCTGTAATCCCAGTCTGCATGATAGTAATGATTTGTTCACCAGTGGTATCTAATATGTCGTTACCTTCTACATCTTTCCATGGAGTTTCCACCAAATCATAAAAATTATCCGGGACTTCACGTTCATACCATCCAAAGCATAAGCGACCATATTCGTCACATTTCGCCCACTGGCAGCCCATCTGCGCTACCCATGCAATTACCTGTCGGAAAGTAATGCTACTATCGTCTGGTCGATTCTGAATCACAAAATCATCATTATCAAACCTTGTAGATTGAAGTGTTACTCCGCACACATTGCAAGCATCCTGGATGATTTGTAATCTTGTTGCCGGATAAGTCAGTTTACTTTCTGAATAATCGCGATCAAATAATCGCATGGAATCTTCACAAGTTAGGCTGATAATAGCTGTGTTTTGGTATGGGGCATCTGTTACTGTCATGGTACAAATACGGATTTTTTCAATGCCAGTAGATAATTCAAGCCCAATATAGCAAACAACTCTTGCTCCGTCCCAGATGTAATCTGTGTACTTTCCAGAAAAGTTGTTGATCTGCAGTGTCAACTTATTTACGATAGCTGCGCCGATATCAAAAGAACCGCTTTGCGATACTGCATCCTCAAATTTAAAACCATTAGACCATAAATCTTTGTCTGTAATGGATAATGTGCTTCCATCCGTGAAGGTAAAATCTGCATATTTCAGATAGTTACGGTTCCCACTATTCTGTTGTTCTTTAAATTCCGTTGATAAATTTCGCATATCTTACCTCTCGATAAAGTCAAAACTAAGTCCTTCCATGCGCTCATTTCCAATCCACCAGCACTTAAAGGGTGATTCCCTGTCCCCAACATAAAATGTTCTGGTTTCGTGCTTATTTGCGGATAACAGGTCTGGATATGTGACTTGTATGTACTCCGGATTTACTGCCTGTATAATTTTGCAAGCAGTGTCCCAGTCTGGGCCATTCCAACCTACAGACAGCTTTCGTTTCTGTCCAACTCTGTTTTTGTGCATGGTCGTATCGTCTGTTCTGCCGGATTCTGATGCCGATATATCCTGTAATCCCCATGTAAAAGAAGAAGGACAGGGCATTGCTACCCCATCCACTTTTAAAAATGCTTCTGCCATATGCTAACCCTCATGCAATCATTTTTGTTGCTTCGCTTCGGATAAATTCTTTAATTTGCTGATATCCCCATCCGCAATTAATAAGGCTACTTACAAGCATTTCCATACTCTGAACTTTCGCCAAGTCATCACCTGTGAAGAAATCTCTAAGATTCTCTTTTGCTTTTACGCCATAATCACTTTCAAGCTCTTTTGCTGTCTTTCCGAATAAATTGCGATAAATCAGATTTGTATAATTCGGGTAAGCAAATCTCTTATTTGGACTTTCTGTTATTTTCATCTTAATTGTATCTGTGAGGATATGTCGAATAACAACACCCTTGTCACGTTCAATTTGCCATTGCTGGCGTTCTGTATGAATTCTTTTTAATTCAGATTCCATTTTATTAAAAGCGTCAATGTATTTAAGTTTCCACTGTAATGCTTTTTCACCATTAAATCCCATGGCTAACAAGGAAAATCCATCTCTTGTTATAAGGTATTCGGTATACTCACGATTGTTTTCTCCGATATAAGAAGTTTTTATAAAATAATCAGAAAGGGGGATATCTCCCCTTTGAGAAATCTGTGTTACAAGACCTAAATGTTTGGTTTTACCCTCTGCGTCAACTTGTCCTTCAATTGCCCTTATTACTTCCTTGTGCTCTTTTTCGAAAGATTCTGCTATTTTTCTTGAAGTAGTAAGTAACTTTTCTTCGTATCTTTTTCCAACGATTTCTACCAGCATAAATTCATATCTCCTTTACGATTTATTTTTTGGCAACAAAAAAGCGCCTACCCCGAAAGGTAAACGCTCTAAATTTGCTTATTATGATTGTATATTATAGCATACGGTGAAAGTATCATTCAGTATACTTTGGTATCATTTCACTGTTTTTAAAACTTCCTCTAAGTACAGATATTCGAGCAACTTATATGTTCTTTTGAGATCATAATAATCATCTACTTTTTCCAAAAGTTTCTTGATTTCTTCTTTATAGTCAATCATTCTACAATTCCTCCCAACACTCTAATCAACTTCTGTTTGCGGTTATACTTCAAAATCTCGGAAATCTGCCCCATCATATCATCCATTGTCATGTTGCTCTTCATGCTGTTGCAACGCTTACATGCCAGTTGCAGATTCTTAATATCATTTGTGCCGCCCCGGGACAACGGCGTAATGTGGTCAATTGTCATTTTCTTGAACTTGACAGGCTTACCGCATATCGCACATTTTCCGTTGCACTTGGCGTACACGCTCTTCTTCTGAAAGTCATTGAATTGGATTCTGTTTGCCATACGATCACGCTTTCCCGATTAACTGTTTGGTAAAGAGATACATTCCCTTTAATTTTGACAGGTCTTTCAAATTGATAAGATTTTCAATGATTCTCTGTCTGTACATATACTCGTCCAGAAGCACTAAGCACTCGTTGTTATCTGCGTTCAGTTCGTCAATTGTTTTCTGTAATTCAGCCTTTGTCATTTTATTTTCCTCCTGTGTATCCCTGCAAAATTCTAATTATGCGATTTCTACTCTATATGCAATCATCATTTCTTTAATCACGCTAACGTAAATATCTTTCAGCCGCTTATTCTGCATAATCACGGACAGTTTGTTAATCTGGTTGGTCTGCGCCTTGGTGCATCCTCTTTCCTCGGCTCTGGAAATCGCATTTCTAAGTTGCTGATCCAATCGGCAACCAGCTCTGTCCGATAATCTGCGGTAGCTTTCGTTTCTGGCGGCGGCGTATTTATTTCCGAATGAGTAGGTGAAATCGTCACTCTCGGCAATCTTTGAAATACATCTGTTTACCCATTTCTCTGTGCCAACATCAGAATCCGTTCCTTTAAAGGTATCAATGATGGCTTTCATATTTTTCTCTTGTTGGTCGGCACGTTCCGCAAGTTTCTTCTGTTCCAGTTCGGTCTTGGCTACCTGTTGAAAAATCTGATTAAACATTTGCAGTTCGGGGGACAGTTGATTAATGTTGATTGCTGTTTGCTTGTATTTCTCTTCCACTTGGATGAAATACTTGCGAACCTGTTTCCCTTTGTCGTTGCGTTCAAGCATTGCCATTTCTTTGGCAGTGTCAAGTTTGATGAGGTATTCAATCGTGTGTTTACTGCCTGTTACCTGCTCCTCAATTTTGGGGAGCAGGTCAAAATCTTCTTTTTCCTCGGCATCACACTCTGATAATCTTCTCTTTACCCATGTGGAAAAATCTGTCTTGACCGCTAAGCTTTTATGCAAGTCTTTTCCGTACACAACTTTAATTCCTTTTTCGGTTTCATACACAGGAACTAATTCATTTTCAATAATCTTCAAATCTGCCATAAAAAATCTCCTTTCGGTGTTTACAATTACACCGAAGGGAGATATAATGACAATATCAACCACTTCGGTGTGTTGAGTGCTTAAAGGGTTCCGACTTTTCCATGGTGCGGGAATCCTTTTTTATTTGTTTGCTTTTAACATATTCTTGATTTCGATAATTTCCTGTAAGATTTTATCCTCTTTGTCTGCACGAATATCTCCATCAATTAATCTGCGAATATAATCGTTTTTACTCACCCCCATTTCTTTTGCTTTCTCACCGACAAAATCAAGCTGTTCTTCTGTCAGTCTTAACGTAAATGTTTTAATACTCATTAGTAGCATTTCTCCTTTCTTGAAGTCATATTGACTTCTTTCTTATAATATACCATGAAGTCATTTAGAAGTCAATAACATTTTCTATTTTTTTAGAAAACGTATCAATCAAGGTTCTCGTCATTATGACGAACACCTTTTCGCTAAAATTTTAGCAGAATTGGCTTCCACAAAATAATGGAGCCGAAATTTCGGCGGCTTATTCACTGTCGAATTTTCGACAGTGTGCGTCTCGTCTTTTAGGAAGAGTCGCAGTTAGCCGAAGTAAAATTGACTTTGGTGATTGAAGTATCCACTTTTCCGCATGAATGCGGAGTCACTAGCCATTGTGGCGAACCTAGGACAAATTGTCCGAAATGCTAACCGTCATCAAATTGATGATAGTTCAAAATATCAATCATAGAAATAGGGTGCATCAAATTAGAAGCACCCCTATTAAAAATAAAAGGTGTCGAAATTTCTACGCCTTTTCGCCATGTATGGCTAAAACCTATATAATCCGCTCAAATTTGTGCACCTTGTAAGCATATATAGTCTGCCATAAAGACGAAATATCAATTTTTCTGTTCGTTCCTCCTAGTGAAGAACCATACTCTTCAATTTTAATGGGCAGTTTTTTTACTGACGATTCGTCATTTTGATGAATCGTTATTTTTTTCAAATTTCCTATTCCACTATTCATTTTGGAGTGGTAAAATACAGATATCATACTGATTTAGGGAGGAAAACGCATATGAAAAAATCCAAAAAGTTACTGGCAATTTTTACCATTATGTTACTGATTGTCTGTATGGCAGTTCCAGTATCGGCGGCTGGTAAAATCAACAAGAAAAAAGCCACTTTGAAAGTCGGTCAGACATTACAATTAAAAGTAACTGGAACAAAAGGAAAAGTAAAATGGACAAGTAGCAAGAAGTCTGTTGCAACGGTATCTTCTAAAGGACGTGTAAAGGCGAAAAAGAAAGGCTCTGCTACAATTACTGCAAAGATTGGTAAAAAGAAATATACCTGTAAAGTTACTGTGAAAAAGGCTTCTAATGGCAATGGCGGTTTTGGTGGAAATCCAAATGCTAACAGCAGTGGTAAAAAGAATGTTGTTAGTTATCATGCAGAATCTACGCCGTATGGAGCTGTGGCAATTCTGGAAAACCATTATGATTATGCCGTTGATCTGACAGTAGAGTTTGTTTATTATCTGAATGGAACAATGGTTGGAATAGAAAAAGATTATAATTATGCATTTGCGGCACATTCAAAATGTGCGCTTCAAGGCTGGAACTATGACAAGACTTGGGATTCTTTTAAAATAAATTTAAAAATTGAAAAAGCAACAAATACAATAACAAATAATTCTGGCATTCATTATTCTTCAAATTTTGGCGATAAAAATGTAATGGTTGAAGTAAAAAATCAAGGAAGAAAAAATTATTCTACTCAAATCGCTGTTGTATTTTATAAGGGTGGAAGAATTGTCGGATATGATTATAATTATGCTCGTGTAGAAAATCCTGGTTCAACTGCTTATCTTGAATTTAGTTTTCCTCATGATAGAAATTATGACACAATAACACCAGATAGATTTGAAATATATGTAAACAACTCATATACATATAGTTGGATGAATTAAGATAAAGGCTAGGGAGAAATCCCTAGCCGATTTTTTTTTACTTATCGTATGTTCTATGTTCAAACATTACTTTTGTTCCAAATATATCTATATCATTTGCGCCTGTATATAACTCTTCGTATGTTCCATCCTGGTTATCTTCTGTTTCGTAAGTAAACTGAGTTATAAATTTATATGATACGTTATTCAATTCGTATTCTCCGCTGACTTCTGCTAAGCCATTGCAAGCTTTGAATGTGCATTTACTCTCATTTTCAGTTCCGATATTCAATGAAATGGATTTATCCAACTCGCTTTGTAATATTTCTTGCGTTATCCTCATAAGGAAAGTACGTTCTTCATCAGAAAGTTCGTTTTCGGTTTTTATTATCCAAGGAAATCTCATTGATAAAGGATGATCGCTTGAGCTATTTATTTTCGTTCCACTTTTTGTATCATAGACATTAGTTGACAATAAAAAACCAACATTTGAACTAATACCTATGCTACAAATAGTGGTATAGTCAAACCATTCCTGTGAAGACATATTCGCAAAAATTTCATCCATTTCCATAAAACTGACATTTACTTTAAATAAATCAGTTCTGACGATAAGTGTTTTATATTCCGTCCCTTCCGAATCTTTTCCGCTGTATTCTTCTGTATAAAATGCATTATCATCATTTTCATACTGTTGCAAAAATGTATTTACATCATCAATACTTGCTTTTACTGCGATAGGTGAAAAACATTCACATATTATTAATGTTGACGCAACAATAACTCTTTTCACTTTCTTCATACACTCATACCTCCCAATAATTGATACCCATATTGTACCACCTTGGGACGTATTCCGAAAGCCCTATTTCGCTTTTCTATCAATTTCCGCAGTTACGGCAAACAAAAGAGCTTCAGCAAATTTTGCGCCGACCGAATCAGCATATTTATCGTGAATCCGGCTTGCTTCCATGGTGAGATTTTCCCACTGTGGAATGTCATCCTTTGAAATAAAGGCGTACTTCTTGTGTAGGTTCCATATATCTTGCCAGATGGAAAAATAAGTTTGCTTGAAATTCATTACACGTACAACACTCCATGATATTTCTCAAGCCTATATTTCTGCTTGATGTTTGGATATTTTTCGTGATCCACTTCACTGTAAAACATATTTTTTGGTCTGGCAAATAATTGCTTGTCACCATACAAGGCTCTATATATCACCAGATCTTCTCCTGTTTCCGTATGTTGAGCGAATCCAACAATCTTATACAAATACTCGTTGTTGTGCGGCTCCTTGATGGTTTCTCGTTTGAAGTGCTGCACAATATCTCCTGGTTCAAATAATGGTCTGTTCATTTTCATTGTTACCTTTCTCCACAATTAATTAATTTCTTTGCTCGAATTTCAATTTTCTTGGCTTGTTCCTATGTTTTATCGGGTGATAGGTTTTGAAACGAATTTGATTATTTTATCGCAGTAATTCTTTGTCAATAATCTGGAAGTTCGCCCTGTGGATATAAAGAGCTTTTCCGTCAATCATTAACTTTGTCATTTTAGGTAGATCATCCGGGATTTTCCAGAACACCTCGTCACCAGAATATGCAGCTATTGGCTGTCCAAGTTGAGATTTGATTACTACAACCCTGGATTTCCCGAAATAATTTTTATAATAATTCACAATCCCGGCTATGTATGCGTTCTCTGAAATCTTCCCGGTTGAATGACTGGTAATATCTTCCTGGGTAAAATCAACCTCTGGCTTCAATCCTTTTTGCTCAAAAATACAAGTATCACCACAGCTTTCAATTTCTTTACCGTCAATTAGAATTGTAATAACGGAAGATACGTCATAGCTTGTTGTTTCGTTACCCTCACTATCGTAGCCCTTGGATTTGGTTTTATTCCCGGCAATGTTGATCTTGTCCCCAGTGGTGGTCATAACCTTTTGACCGTAGTTGTCGTAGGTATAGATTGTGTAGCTGTTACCAGAAAGATTTCCTTTCACGTCATTCAAGTAATCGTCATTGGCTGCACAGCCTGTTAGACCTGTGATAATGCAAATACAGATAATGGTTGCCAATAGTGCTTTGATTCTTTTCATGGTTTTTGTCCTCCCTCATATGTCTCATAATCAATCGTTCCCAAATCACCGTACACATCTGGATAATAGATTCCCACCCAGAAGTTATCCTCCATTGCTTTGTAGTAAGTTACTTTTACATTCCACCTCTGTACCTCGTCAATAATTTCTTTGTTTAGAAGTCCGAATTGATCTCGGCAAGCTTCACTTTCCAGTTTGTAAGTCAATGCTTTGTATTTCTCGGCATTTGCCTGTCTGGTGGCGGTAACCGTAGTCTGGCTTATTGCTAAAAGCAATCCAGCGATCAAAAGATATACCGCACCGATAAAAGCCACTGCTACGCCCAAAACAAGCACGGTTGCGCTCACATTCGAATACTCATATTCGTAGCTTAAAGATTCTCCTATTCTATTTGCAATCAGAATAACAACGCCGACTGCAAAAATGATTATTGATAGCCAAAATATCATAGTGTGTCCGTTACTGAAAACTTATAAAAAGTTATAAACTTCTATGTTCCATTCCTACTTCAACGAGTATGCTTTTGATGATATAAATATCAATCTACTCACAAGTTCTTGTACTCTCCATAGGCGTAAATTCCGGACTAACGTATCCGTACATATTTGCATTAACGTTTCAGTGTCAGCTTGCAAATTTTTCTCCATAAGTCTTGAGATTTATAGATGCCTGGAAATCTCTGTCAATCATATTCCCACACTCACATCTATAAACTCTGTCAGATAACTTCAAATCTTTTTTGATGTTTCCACAACAGCAGCAAAGCTTTGATGATGGATAAAACCGATCAGCCACAATAAGCTGAATTCCTTTATCACTGCATTTGTATTCGAGCTGTTTTCTAAACCCAAAAAATCCCTGTTCCTGGACTGCTTTGGATAGATATCTGTTTTTCATCATTCCGCTGACATTCAGATCTTCGATACATATAAATCTTGGTTTTCGATTTATGATCTCAGATGTAATTTGATTCAAATAGTTTTTACGGATATTTGTTAATCTGTGATTTCGTTTTAATAAAAGTTTTTCCTTTTTGATTACATTATTTGTTTTACAGTAACTTTCTCCTTTCTTATTTTTCTCGTAAGAACGAGAGATACTACGCTGTAATCTGCGTTTCTGTTTTTCTAGTTTCTTTATTTTCTGACTCTTATTGATGTTCTTATACTTAGTTCCATCAGAGCAGATGGCCAGTTCTTTGATTCCCAGGTCTATACCGACTCCGTCATCATTAAGTGTTTCCCTGCTGTCAGGGAATTCCACACATACACTGATCCACCAGTTTAGTCCATCAAAGGATATTCTCGGATTCATATATTTAGCATCTGTCGGAATCCTTCCATGTTCTGCAAGTCTTACCCAATTCATTTTTTGTTTATTGGCTTTCCTGCTGGAAGAAAAGCCTTCAAATTTAACATGGGTATTACTAAATCGTATCTTAACGTTGTCCTGATAGAACTTTGGCATTGATCTCTTTTTTGACTTGAATCTTGGGAATTTCTGCAAACCCTTAAAAAAGTTCTTATACGCAGTACAGGCATCTTTGATTGCCTGTTTGGTTACATTATTTGAAATATTCAATAACCATGCATATCCATCAGAATGTCTAAGCTTTGTAAATTCTTTTCTGAGTTCTGCATCTGAAAGGAATTTTCCGCCTTTTTTATAGTTTTCCATTTCCCTGGCCAAAGCCCAGTTATAAGCAAATCTTGAAGCGCCTGCGTACTGAAACATCTTGGTTTTCTGTACATTGTTTGGTATCAGCATTACTTTTATGGCTTTTACCATCTGTTTCCTCCTGTATCAGTTCACGGATAAGTTTCTTAGCTTTGTTTTCCACTCCAATATCTTATAAAACTCAACATGTGCTTATATAATTTTATAATTTATATTTAACTGTTAATATCCTCCCTGTCCTCAATTTTCATTAACAAATTTTTCCGTATGTAGCCAGACATGAAATGCGAATAATGGTGATCCGTGTACTCACTAAATGAAGTGCCAAAGTATTCATCAATCACTTTCATATATGTTTCAATCTCAACATTCTGGAAGTAATCTGGATTTGGCCCGAATCCAAACTTGTCCAGGATATTATCCAAAGCGTCTTGATTGATTTTTGTGTGTGGTTTTCTGGTTCGTTCTTCGTACCTCTTGAAGAAATACTTCGATACTACCAGGAAGCGGTTGGTTGTATATGGGCTTGTCGTATATCCCAATTCTTCAAGCCGTACTGAAACCTGGTTCTTGAATGCAGACCAGTTAAAAGATTTACGGTCTATTGGAATATACTGGATGTTATCCTCAGTCAACATATTTTTGATATGTTGAGAATTGAACCACTCGTTAGAGTGGTATGCATTTTTCTTTTCTTCTTTTAACTCCGTAGGAGATGTAGTATCTGGTATAGTAGTTTCTGAGTGATAATCTTTGAAAGTATTCTCTGGTAATGCTTCCCCCGAACTGTCTTTGTGCATTTCGTCATTTTGTCTATGCCTTTCGTCATTCTGTCCAGATGCACATTGGCTATTTGTCTTTGGGTTCTCCTTTACTATACCATTTAATATATTTTCAAGAACATCTTCATTGATGGAATACCATTTTGTACGGTCTCTTTGGTCTTTATTATAATTTCCAGTGATAACAATTCCGGAAGAAATTAAACTTTTAAAAGCTCTTTCTATAGTTTTTGTAGACCACCATGGGAAATTATTCTTTTGCCATTCTTCCATCGTGTTAAAAGTCCAATATCTTCCATCATAATAATTTCTTTGCAATTTTTCATTTATTTCAAGCCAGTAATAAATTTGGCGTAAAACAATGGCTTCATTTAGCCCTAATTTTACTGCTAAATCTGGTTTGATGATAACGCTTTCTTTGCTGGATAAAAAAAGATCTGATAATTTACCTTTCATATTAGATAACCTCCTTGTTGGTCGTAGGCACTCTCCGTATTGTGCCAGAATCCTTGATTTATAAAAACAGTGGACAGGCGTATCAAGGTTTACGCTTTTCGGCGGCCAACCTAGCCCACTGGTTTTACCGAATTAATTAATCAAACATTTTGAATGTTTCTTTGCAAAATTCCTCATAGTCGGTATTCCCGACCAGTGGCATTTTATTTCTCAGCTTTTCCATGGCTTTAAAAAATTTGCCTTGATCTTTGTTCCAGATTTTACAGGAAACAAGAAGATACTTCTCTTCTGTGTGTCCATATTCTTTTCCGAAATTCACTCTGATTTTCTCATTCTTAAAAAGTTGGTCTGCCAGATACTCTTCTGTATCTGCGAAAATGTATTCGCTACGGAATAAATGTTTTTGAATTAAGATGTAATTTTTATATGACATGATATTCCTCCCTGTGAAAAAGGTTCCATTTTAAATCGAACCTTTCCAGACCTCATTTTAAATGCGGGCTGTCTAAAAATTCAAAATCATGCGGCAATTTTATTAAGAAAATCTTCTATTTCTTCATAATTCCATCCATTACATATTAATGCGCCAGCAATTTCAGTTAATTGTTTTATTTTTAAATTTTGCTCATCAGATAAATAAAATCTAAAACTTGTAAATTTCTTTGGTTTGTATTTTTTTACAAGGTTTTCCGTGTTTCCACCTAATACAATTTGGTATATCAAGTCAGAATAAATATTTGGCTCGTCAAGACCTTTTACGGCATTGGTGAATTTTTCAATTTCTTTATTCTCATTTGATAATCTTATATATTCTTCAACAGACGAATTAGTTAAGCCCAAAATTTTTTGGGAAATTTCCAATACTCTTTCTTTTACAGAATTAGCATATTCTTTTTTGATTGAACGCATTTCTTCTTCGGAAATATATTCGCCTATCTTATGTATGGTTTCATCAATTAAATTCAAATCAACAAAAGAAAACCACTCTCCACCAATTCTGTATTTCTGGAACAACTTATGAAGCTTATTTTCTACAAAATATGGATTTTTTAAATAATTGCTTTCATAAATTATTTTTGAGAAAGGGAGACCACATGATACTTGTGCAAGCCTTTTTTCAACGCATTGGCTTGTCCCTATTTTATATTTTTCTTCATGTTTAAAAACGTAAATCTTTTTAAAATTTTCCATCAAGTTGTTTTCCTCCCCAAAATAAAAAAGAGCCGCCAAGTAAGATAAAAATTCCTCAAAATTGAGAAATGTTAATTTCTTCTTAGCGGCTCAAAAAATCAAGACCGTGTGTACTTCTTCATTGAAGAAATTATACCACACAATCAGCCAAAAATCAATATGCCGGGGATGGTTTGAAACGGCTATCCGTATCATTTTGGGCTTTTGTTACTGCTTTCGCAATCTCGCTTCCGTCCAGAATAATACTGTTCATAATGTACTGCGGATTCTTATTTCCGCTGTTCATACTCATTGCCATTGCAACTCCCTGGGCTACTGCTTTTGCCATTTCTTCTTTTGTAAGTCCCATGCTTCCGTCCGAACTGGAAACAATGCTGTCTGCGATCTTCTTCATGGTTCGCGGATTTTCTAGAGGAAGAACGGCTTCGGAACCGGCTTCACCGATACCAATTACCTGTGCACCGTTGAAAAGGCCACCTTTGGCGTACCAATTAGGCTTATAAACTGGTGTAGAACTGGTTCTTCCACCGCCAAGATCATGTTTTCTCCACTCTGAAATATAATAAGTCAGAGTTGGTAAGTGTACTTGTTTCATGCCATCAGCGAATGATTGAGCAGTTTCCCGACCAATTGATGTAAGATTAACATTAAATAGCCTTTTAATTTTATCCGAAATCCCAGACAAATTGGTTTCTGTATAAGATTTCATTTTCCCAGTTTCCGTGTCAACTTTACCAGAAGCCTTTTCCCAAATCTGGTTTGTATTGATTAGAACAGAAGACCAATAACTTTGAATGGTTGTCATAACCTTACCCATTACATCTTTGGTATCGGTGTCCATGGTTCCGAGAGCTGTCGATACAGCACTTGCAGAATTTCCCCAGTTTGTTTTAGAGTTGGTTTCAACATCATCATTTGTGTTCTTTATCTTTGACCAAATAGAAGGCATTGTGCTTTCTGTGCTTTTTTTCATCCCAGCCATTGCAGTGCTTACGGCAGTATTGGCGAGACCAAAGCCAGTTTTTGTCTTGGACGATACGGAGCTAGAAGCATTTGCAACAGCGGTAGTAATACCGCCCACTGCTGTTTTCACAGATGTAGTCATTCCATCGAAAGAATTCTTTGCACTTGTTTCCATTGTAACAACTGCATCTGGAAAATCTTTTCTGAGTTTTTCATCTAATTCATCTAACGGAACGCCAGCATTTTTTAATGACGTATAAACTGCGTCTAGTGCTTCTTCTGTATTAGCATATGTTCTTCCAGATATTGCACTATCAAGAGCATCTTTAGCAGTTAAGTAGTCTCCACTAAATTGCTCGGAACTAAGACTTAAAAGATAAAGTTCGTCTTTCAAATCAGATATACTGATTTTGGTTGTATCAAATTTTCCTGCTGATTCAGATACACCATCTCCAAGGGCTACAGCTTTGTCAGTCATATCTTCCAAAAATCCAGTTGATACGCCCGCCTGTGCGCCATATTTCTCGAGAATTTTTTTTGCATCTTCGGTTGATACGCCGAATTCTCCAAGTTTCTGAATGAAACTATCGTACATTTCAGAATTTGATTTTCCGGCACTTTCATCTGCTTCAATTAACTTCCAAAGCTCTTCTGCTTGGTCTTGTGTTATTTTATGCGCACTTTCCATCTCGCCTGTATAATCATGGAGATAACCACCTGTTTGTGATAGAATTCCATTTCCACCTTGCGCAGCTTCTGTAATACTTGCAATTCCTCTTGCGAGTTTAACGGATAATGCCGTTGCGACAAATACAATCCCAGCGGTTCCAAATATAGTACCAAGCGTTGAAGAAAATGAAGATAATCCACCTGTAGCCGCCGTTTCCGCTGCTCCACCAATATCACCGATGATAGTAGAAAGAGAAGATGCGGTATCAAGTGGGAAATTTAAAAGTTTTGAAGCTAATGAACCGATTCCACTTGCAAAGGAAAAGATTTTGGTAGCAATATCCTTGGCTATTTTGATCGCAAACAATGTTCCGAATGCAGCACCGACTTGTTTTATAAATTCTGGATCAACTCCGCTTAACTTCTCGGAAAGCCAATTAATAGCATTTGCGATACCGTTGATTAAGTCCGCTCCGATATTAATTACTCCTTCAAGCCCAGTGATTAGCGCATCTGCAAATCCCTCTGCGAATGGTTGGAATGCAGACCATAAATTTCCAAGAGCAGTTCCAATAGCATTCCAATCAACCTTATCAATAAAATTCTGTATTGAGGTTTTTACACGGTCAATGCTACTCCAAATCCACTCCCAGTCAACATCAATAACTCCGAAATTATCAAGTGCAAGTACGATTCCACCGATGCCAAGTGCCATTGCTGCATAAGGATGTTTTGCCAATAAAGCAAGTCCTTTTCCTAATGGGCTGTCTTTTCCGATGATTCCACCAATAAAGGTTAATCCTTTGAATCCAAGGATTGCAATGGAGATTTGTCCAAGTCCTTTTCCAATTGCCTGTGCAGTTTCCGGGCTGATATTCTTTATTGCATCGGCAATTGAGTTCAAGCCTACAGGAAGCGTTGTATTGATGAAATTTTCTCCAACATCGAGCAAATCTTTGAAGAAGTCAACAATTCCCTGTCCAACATTTTGTGCAAATGGCGCAAGTGCATCCCAGAAGTTTTTCAATGCCGAATTAAGTTCGTTCCAGTGAATGTTGTTTCCGAAATTTGTTAATGCGTCAACAAGTTCCGGGATTGCACTATTCATTGTCCATGTACCTACCGGCACTAAGAATTTCTCATAGAAATCCATGAGACCAGTCCAAACAAATTTTGTTGGCTTTTGAAGCATTGTAAAGAAACTGGAAAGCGAGCTATTCAGTTTACCCCAATTGATTTTATTCAGTAAATCATTCGTAATATTAAAGAACCGTGGAAGCCCGGAATTATCAGATAACATCCATAATCCAATTGGTTTCAGATAATTATTCCACAAATCTTTCAGAGCTGTAATAGAGAAGTTTCCAAGCTTGCTAAGACCTTCACTGTACAGTTTCTTGATTGATTCTGTGGTTGGTTTAGCTGCTTTACGAATTTTCTTAAATACAGCTACAATCTGATCAGCGGTATCATTTGCCTTATTATTCATTTCTTCAAAAGCTTTATCCCATGCAGCTTGATACTCTGATAGGGCTTTATCTAATGCAGCATCCAATTCTGGAAGGTGTGTACTCCCACCGCCTCCACTTCCGGAAGAACTGGAAGAATTGCTAACTTTTGCATCATTTAATTGATTTAATTCATCAAATGAAAGCACAGAAAGACTTTTTTGTAATTTCTTCGCATTGTCATTTGTTTTGTCAAGCCCGGAAGCTGCATCTTCTGTACTATCTGCAATACTTCCCATATCAACTGCGGCACTTCCTGTTGAGGCAACATAGTCGGACATTTTGATGCCTAAAAGTCTTCCAATCCACGAAAAAGCTCTCTGAATTGCAATAACAAAGGCGTTCATATATGGAAGAATCTTTGAGATAATTGGAATGAATAATGAACCGATAGTTCTTGAAAGTGCCGAAAAATTAGATTGCAGTAATCTTAATTGGTTTGCCGGCTGATTTATCGTATTAGCCAGGTCACCCCATGCATACTTTGAACTATTCAAGATTGTTATAGTTCTCAGAATAGCCTTGTCCGATTGACTTAAACTTGATACAGTAGCGTCAATTCCAAGATTATAAAGTTCCTGTTGTAAATTTGCCACACGGATATTAATGCCGTACTTGTCAAGAGCCCGGCTCATTCCGGCTATTCCGGATGCCATATCATTCCATACATTGTTGAACTCAAGGTTCTTTACAGAAGCAAGGTCTGCCCCGATTTCTGTTAAAGCTTGTGAAACCTTAGTTGATGCATCTGCTGTTGCCCCCATAGATGATGCCATCTGAGCATAGGTGGCTTGATAATTCATCGTTTGGTTCGGATCAAGTCCGAGGCTCGTGCCTTTTGTTCTAGTCAGATCACCTGCATCTGATACTTCAAATCCAGTCATTTTTTTTGTCAGTTCTTTTGCACGTTTTTCAAAAGAACCCACATATTCCTCTGCGGATTTTACTCCTGCATTCTGCCACTTGCTCACGTCCAATCCGTCTGTAACTTGTTCGAACGCAGAATTGAAATAGTTCAATGTTTCAACATAATCAGATGCAGACTTTACAGAATTCCAAAGTGCTTTAATTCCTCTTGTCACAGTAAAAAATTTTGCATATAAACTAGCAAGCTGTGAAGTTAATGAGCCAGTCTTTCTTGTGGTTACAGTTGCGGTATTTCCAAAATTAGCTAGTGCAGAGCTTGCAGAGCCAATCATGGAAGCTAATTTTCTTCCTGCATTTCCAAGTCCATTTGCGGCATTTGATAATCTCGAAAATGAATTCGTAAGAGAATTTGTGGCTTTATTTATTTTCCCACTTGCAGTAGCTAACTGTGCCAAAGCTTCTGTCATTCTTACTGTGTTTTCGTTGATTTTTGGTGCGGTTTTCATTACATTGAAGAATGACAATACTTCATTTGCTAGTGTTCCAAGTTGTCCAGAAGATTGAGAAATTTTACCGCCAGCACTTGCCAATTGTGCAATTGACTGAACAAACCTATTTACGGAATCTGAAATTCCATCAACACCAATAAAGCTTTCTGTGATAAATTTCAAGCTACTTCCCAATGCAGGTAATTCAGTCGATACATTTGCAATATATTCGCCGGAATTGGCTAGTCTAGCCATTGAATTAACAAAACGATTAACACTTGCAGATACATCCGGTATTGCCGATAATCCAGATAACTGAGTGATTATCTCGCCAAGTTTCATAGAATTAAAATTACTAATATCTACCTGGCTAAATCTGCTAATGGAATTAATGATTGCGTTCAAACCGGAAGCTTTATAATTAACATTTCCCATGGCTCTTAAAGAATCTGAAAACTGTTTCATTCCATCGGCAATGCTTGTCATCTGTCCTGCATCAATTTCTTTAAGTTTTCCGGTAACTACATCTTTAATTCCTGTAGTATCTACATCCAGAGTGACTTTTACAGCGTTATATTTCAGTTCAGCAACTTTATTGATTGCCTTCTGAATATCCATTGTTATCTTATCCGTATTGATTTTTACATCAATAGGGAGCTGACCGTCCGTACCTTTTAATGCGTCATTAAGTCTTGTTTTTACCTGTTCAGCGAGCTGCTGAGTGGAATCGACAGCCATTCCCCACACTTTGTCCGATGCTTTTGAAGCGTTTTCTCCATAAAGCGATTCTATTGATACTGGCTTTATTGATTCTCTAACTTTTTTGATATTTTCAAGTATGGTAATCAGCTGATCTGCTGCATTTATAGTATCTCTTGGTACAAGAGTTGGGAATCTATCTGCTAATTCTTGCCAGGATTTGTCAAGTGTAATGCCTTTGGTTGCATCTGTAACAACCTTATTCAGATTGTTTTTCAGAATCTCAGAAAATTCGCCTTTACCAAGGTCGGCTTTTAGCATATCGGAAACATAGATTTTCTTGTTTTTGAAGTAATTATTGAAATCAATCCATTCTTGTTCTGCTCCATCTAAGTAGCTTCCAAGATTAGCTTTTACTACACTTCCGCTTTTGAGAATCGTATTTCCAATTTCTTCAACAATGCTTCCAACATTTCCAGAGATTTCTTTTCCGTCAAAAGACTGTGCCATTTCCTTTGCAAGTTCGTTCATTTGAGAACGAACTTTTGAAGCAGCACCGCCTTTTAAGTTAAATGCTTCAATTAATTGCTTTGAAATGGAAGAGGTATCAATTTTAATATCACGTACTGTTTTATCAATGGCGTATTGCAGTTTTTGTGTTTGATCTCCACCCTTGATATCCAAATCAATACTAATCTTTTGATTCTGAAGATTGCTAAGGTTGATTTTACTAAGTGTGTTTAATTTTGAAATAGCACTATCAAGCCCAGAAGTACGGACATTTCCTAGAGAATTAAAGGCAGACGTAACCCTTCCAAGTTCCCTTGCATAACTACGTAATCCATTTGTATTAACTCCGCTTAATGCGGAATTAACTTTTGTGAGTTTATTTGAAAGATTAGTCAGCGCACGTACTGCTTTTTCTGTACTACTGCTAATTTGTATATCAAGGGTATCAATGGTATTGTCAGCCATTCTATTTATCCCTCCTTTTTTTTACAAAAAAATAAAGGGCAGACAAGACTTATTCATCCTGCCTGCCCTTTTCATGGTTAAGCTCAAAGTTCGCCTGCATGAGTTGCAAGCTTGCCAAAAGTGCGTTTCTCTGTTTTTTCTTTTCTTCTTCGGAAAGTATGCCTTCCTGTTTACGCTTTTCTTCCTCTGCTGATTCCAGTAAAGGTTTTTTCAGATACTCTGCTTTGGATTTTTTCCCCATTAAAGCATTTGCAACACCTGTGAATGTGGCTGATGTTTCATAAATTCCCGCTTGCCAAAGTTCAGCGTCTCTTCTCTTTTGCCGTATCTTTTCAGCTTCTAGATAAGGTTTTAATTCAGCTGGCGTAGAATCCATAAATTCTTCTTTAGATACACCAATAGAGAGGTATAAAGGAAGAATCTCTTGGTAAACAACTTCTCGAAAAGTTAATTTTTCTTTTTGTGATCCTGTGGAATCTTCGTTGCATTTTTCTCCAATGCCTGTGCTTTTGCTACTGCATTCAGAAGACCGGATAAAAAACCATTTTTCTCCAATTCTTTGTCGAGAAGTTTGTATAAATCAAATCCGCTTTTCGGATTTTCCTCAGTTCCTTCATCTTCGTAATCATCCAAAAGGTCACAGACTTTATTAAGAACAGCTTCTTTTTCAGAATCACTTTCATACCCAAACTCTTCCTTGTGCTTCTTTTGAAGTCCAGCAAGAAGCAGTTCCGGGAGAAGAGAAATCATCTTCTGAAGGCTTCTCTCTTTTCCATCTGTAATCCCCTGCACCTTGTCCAGCACATCTGTTTTTGTAAGAAGTCCGTATCCAAATACAACCTTATATTCTTTTCCATGTACATTAAAAGTTACCATTTTATAATCCTCCCATTAAAAACATCATTCTGATTTTGTAAGAGCAACCTTTGTTTCAAGTCCCTTGTAATCTGTGATAATAAGGGAAATGGACATTGTTGCAGCTTCATTCTGTCCAACTTCTGGAAGTGGAATCTCACGTCCGCACTCAGCTGTAACAAAGAATGCATCTGTCATATCCGGGAAAACAACCTCAAACCATGTTGCAAGTCCAGTTTCTTTTGCTGTCTTAGATGCACTATAAAGTTCCTTAATCTGCTTAACAGATTTATCTGGATCCATGATAAATTCGATTTCCCATGTACCGCCAGTATCCTGTCTACCAGCTGCATATTTTGTGATATAATCTTCCAATGCTGATACGTCAATCTGCTCTGTATCAAGTGAAATTCCACCAATAGAGCTTGCAAGCTCAAGTTGCTTAAAAGTTGTAGGCTTTACGCCTTTTTCGGTTTCAACTCCATAACCAAAAGTCACGCCTAATGTTGTTAAACGGCTCATTATTTCTCCTTTCTACCTTTAACTCTTTAAGGTCAGCAATTTTTTTCAAACAAAAAATCGGTAATATGCACGTAACCCTGTGCCGGGAGATAGCGGATCACCGCCTTTCTACTCTTCTTTTCCAGACTGCTTAATAAGCTGATTTACATAAGTGCTTAATCCGGCAACGATAACACCTTGTGTAATTGCGGTAAACAGTGCCATTGCAGCTTCCTGTGAACCGGAAACTGTAGATGTTGCAAAAACATAAAGACCGCAAATTAATACACCAAGAATTCCTAAAATCATTGGAATAAATTTGTCAGAAATATTCTCTGACTTTTTAATCATTTCTCCGATAAAATAAAGAAATACAACGACAATAAGTAATTCTGGCTTTACATAACTTAAAATCTGATCCATAATCTCACCTCGCTTTCGTTTTAAGCATAAAAAAAGAACGTCTATGCGTTCATTTGATTTAAAGTAATTTTCCTGTATATATTCGGCTGTATCGGCTCACAAGCTTTTTAATTCCACTGTCACCAAAAAACATAGGTTCCGGTCCATATGTACGACGGAATCCCATGTTCACCATAGCTTTGTGACTTATCTTGTCCAATTCATACAATCTGGTTAATGCTTTACTCCCAGATGTGAAGCAATTTACTTGAAATGATGGCATTGTTGCACATTCATCCCCTTCAAGGTCACCTCTTGTAATTGGATTACCAAGCATATAAAGCTGTGCATATGCTTTTTTACCGGAAGCATTTGTTTCACTACCATCCATGGAATAATTGTCTGCGCCAGTAATCTTAGAAACAGCCGCTCCCCATTTTGAAAAAACTTCCAGTACAGGGGATTCTATTGTGTCCGGCATATCTGTCACCTCACAATAAAAAAATGCACTCACCTTTATAGTGAATGCATTGCATGTTATACTACAATTTAACACTGTAATGATACCATAATTAATTGGTATCATTCAGTATATTATGGTATCTTCTTTAGGAATAGAATACCTCTTTGGCAATTTTGCGGATATTCTGAATGATTTCTACGCTTGCCTTATACATTGGCATTGTAGCTTCTGTACCGTAAGAACGTACCCATTCGCCGGAATCAGAAATATATACCCAGGAATCGTTTTTTCCTTTTCCTTGTCCGTAAGAACCGATTGTATAACCAAATTCTTCTCCTTTTGGATGTGGGCTAGAACCGGCTGCACCATTGTGGTAAATACCAGCGCCGAATTCAATGAATAAAATGCTTTTGCCTTCGCATATTAAATGGGCTTCTGCATAGTCCCCAAAACTGTTAATTTTGATGTAAGTATTGTGGTTCTTATCAGAATCGCCTTGTGCTGCCAAAATATTTTGGTCAATAACTGGAATCCCTAATTCACATAATCTTTTTATGAAAATTTCATTTTTGTTCCTTAAAGATTTTTGATAATTTTTTATTTCATCAATAGCTTTTTGGATTGATTTCTGTGATAAGGTACACTTTATTGTCTTACCCATCTTCGTTTCCTCTTTTAGAAATTCCGTATCTGGCAATATTGCCTTTTTGTGTGTCTAAAATCTTCTTTAGTGTGTAGTCTGGCAATACTGTGGGCTCTTCATCTTTGTTCAAAATAAGGCTTCCGTCCTCGCTTATTTGTGGAATTCTATCTATCCAAAATATGTCCGCTTCCTGTGGGTGGAAATTTCGATTAAAGCTTGTAATGTATCTGTCATAATCTGGCACTATTCCAGCTGCAATTTCTTCTGGTGTTCCGGCTGTAGATGATACAGAAAAAGAGTATAGAACTGGTTTCTCATAAACTTTAATACGGTCTAATCCTTGCGTTTTTTCAGTAATTCGTGACCAATATACTTTTTGCTTTTGACGGACTAATCCTCTCATATTTCCTCTCTTTCTTAAATTTGGTTGCTTAAATAAAGCCCTCTTTAGTTAATTAAAATAGTTTAATGATTTAATGTGCTTCGCTAATAGGATTCCAATAGCTTTATACCCATTTGCATTAAAGTGCGTTTCATCTGATAGCAAACTAGGCGGCATTAAACCACCGTTTATTTTTTCAACATCTTCCGCTGTTGGCTCAATCCCTAGCACCTTAAAAGCGTTGTTAATTACTTGCAATCTAGTGTTAAAGAAATGTGAACCAAATGTGTTCATGCCTATCGCTTCGCTTGCTACAGTTGTGTCTGTTCCGTATTTAGTCAATCCCAAAATAACATATTTCTTGTTCGGAATTCGTTTAACTATGGTTTTAAGATAATCCCATTTATAACCCCTATCATTTGTACCGCACCAAATCAAGTATACGTTGCTAGTATATTCTGATTCTTTTGTATGAATTGGAACATAAATGTTTTGTGGTGTATATCCGTTTAATGAAAATGTGTCTTTAGCTGTTTGTGTTACTATATATTCTTTACCATCCACAATAACAGTTTTTCCATTTAATTGATTGTTAGCAATCCAAATATCGGCTGTTAAGTCTGCGTTTTTAATTTTGAAGGTTGCTTTATTTGGCTCAATGTATCCACTAAAAGCACCGAACGTAAAACCAATGTCTTTTGTCAAAGAACCGCCAAAACCAAATACTCTATATGACTCTAGCCCTAGTATAGATGCACATTCTTTTGTTATAGATACGCCTTCACCGCCAGTACCTGCCATTAAACTATCACCGATGCCCATTAGATCATAATCGTATGAAATGTGTTCTTCTAGTTTTTCAATTTTTAATGATTTCAAAGCGCCATATTTTTTATAAGGCAAAATTTTTGGAGTACCATATTGAATCATTAGGTTTTTAACCTTATAAGTCGGATTTGTTTCACCGTATATACTAGCTTGAATGTATACAGTTTTATCTGTTTCATTTGTATACGCATTGTAGAAGTCATAAGCGGCTATAATCGTTTTTCTATTATTATCACTGAACACAATTAAATCTCTAGCAATATTATTCAACGTTCTTTCATCATCTCTGTTTACCTCCATTCTGCTTGGGTTCCGGTGTTCCCGACATTTGTGTCGGAAACATACTCTTTATTTCGGAAATTTCTGAACAAACATCGTTCCGAAGCTGATTAAACATAGCTTCTATGTCAATCGGTTTTTCTTCTGCCTTTGGTTGCTGTTGTTCTTCCGGATTTATAAGTCGATAAACAAAAATTCTACTTCTTCCATCTGCCTGTAATTGTTTTCTATATATTTCTGTACCGTCAGTTTTTGGATAATAGACAGGGTTTCCAGACATATCTACATCTTTTGCCTTTACAGTATCAATGCCATCAACCATCTGTCCTTGCAACATGGGGATTTGTGGCACTTGTTGCATTGGTTGTTGAATTTGTGCCTGTCCGTATGGCATTGCCTGCTGATAACTATTCTGCAATTGTGCTAATCTATCTTGATACGGCTGTATTTGCTGAAATGGTTGCGCAAAATAAGGACTTCCATACTGCATATCTCAAACCTCCCTTGTTTTTATAACTATATTTTACAATAATAAGAGGTTGATTAACACGCCATGATAACGCCATAAATACGCCATTTTCTATGAATACAAAGAAAAGCCCCGACAATACATCGGGGCGACTTTCATAATTTTCTTCTTTAATTTTCTGTTTATGCGGTCTACGGTTCTTGTGCTGTAGCCCATGATTTCTGAAGCTTCTGCAAGTGTTTTTTCTTCGTAAACGCGCAATCGGAATAACTCTTTTTCTCTGGAATCAAATCCAGCTTCACGCAAATAGAAGATTCTTTCATCTTCCGAAAAGTCTTTATAATCATCCATTCCACTGTCCTCCCTGTAGTGGAATCAATATTTACACCGGGAAAATGCCTTTAAGAGCAAAACCTAAAACAATACCAATTATTCCAGTTATGACATAAGCAATAATTTTGTCCTGTAATTTTCCTGGCTTTTCCATGAGTGATTTTAAATTGTCGTTCATCTCGTCAACCGTGTCTTTAATGTGTACCAGATCATTGTTGTATAAAGCAATTTTCTGTTCCAATGCATTGATACGATTAAAAAAGCCTTCATCCCTTTTGGAATGCTTTTCTTTCATCTCATGGACGGCACTTTCCAATTCTTTTAAGCGGTGTTCGTTGATACACTCGTGTTCACATCCCATCGCTATTCCTTTCCATCACTCCCATTTTTTAAATATTGCTTCTACCCACCTAATTTGAAGCACCCCTGCGATACGTGGGAGGATTGACGTATCACGCACACACCATCTTAGAATCCGATAAATGGAAAAACACCATGATTTACATAAATTTCAGTTTCGGAATCCCAACTTCTATTCACAGAGGATTCGGAATGTGATCCTTGAAACTCAGCTCCCTGCTTTACTAGGAAGAAAAGAGCCAAATCAAATATGCAGTCATAGCATTTCTCCATATCGGAATTTATTTTCTCATCACTGTAAGAGGAAGGATAATTCCTTTTCTTCTTAAATGAACGAATAGCCCTCTCTGCTGAAAGAGGAATCATCCTCGCAGTTTCTTCATCATCTTCAAGATAATTTGTCAAGTCCTCTATAAGCTGTTCGTCCATTTAATCACCTACCTTTGCTGAGATAAAATCTCTGATATTATTCCAGCCTTATTAGTTGCTGTCAGGGCATAGCCGTTATCACTTGCGAGTTGTCTTAACTGAGATACAGTCATATTAGACAACTCGCTTTCTGTATACTTGTGTGTTGATGTATCATTCACACTTGCTACAGATGGTGACTGGCTGTTTTCATCGAGACTATGCCCGGTTATTCCCCCGCTTTGGTACCGATCACGATACCACCGTTTGCTTTTGGTGCAACAGGGACGAACATACCGGATGCTTTTGTCCATACTGCAACTGGGTCTGGTGTAGCCCACATGGAAAGAGTTACGAAAGAACGGTTCTCTTCCTGTATAAACTGTCTGTATTCAAGCTCTTCTGGTGTCACACCCCAGAGGCCAACACCGAAAGAACCGTTAGCATCTGCTTCATACAGAGTAAATACATCCTCTTTGAGGTATCTGGCTGTTTTCAGGGTTCCATCTGCTTTTCTGAAATTAAAGTTCTCATCACAACGATCAATTGTGATTCCATATTCCTGCATAAGCAGATTGGCAAGCTCCTGCTTTGTGAGAAGCCTTTTATTTGCAGCACCCAGAACAGCTGTCTGCATTGCAGTGTTGTTCCGCATGTAGTTAATCATTTTAAGAGAAGTAACAGCTTTGTTTACTACATAGCCATTGCCTTCTGCTACAGCTACCATTTTCTGGATATCGCCCATGATATCTGCATCTGGCTTAGACCAATCAGTAAGCGTTACTTTTGCACTTGCTGGAACGCCATAGTCAATTCCCATGTCAACATGGTTCTCTTTGATTGTTACAGCGCCGGTGGAAAGGAACTGTCCTTTCATAACATTTGCTCTTGTAACAACGCCCTCGAACAGTCTGGCTGCATCATCAAATACAAAGTTTTTCAGTGCTTCATTATCCGGCACACCGTTTTCAATTGCCTGCCGTAAGTTTTCGGACTGATTGATTTTTCTCTTAATGAAGAGTTTTTCAGTCAGGACTTTTTCAAATCCAGGTCTTGTGCCGATTTCTGCTTCGCTATCAAGAGCGTGGACGAATGCAACTTCCGGGAGATTCTGTCCAGCCATAAGTCTGTAATACTCTGCTTTCAGATACTGGGTTTTTGTATCTGGGAAAATGGTATCGAGGATACCTGGTCTTTTAACGCTGAAATTCTGAGAGAAATTAAGTCTTTCTTCTTGGGTAATTGATTCCAAAATATTAAATGGCATTTGTCATACCTCCTTAAAATACTGGGTCTTCTGTGACTACAAAAAAAATTCCGGATTTTTCAAGCTCTGTTTTTGCAGTAGTGTCAACTGTTACTGGAAGTCTCTTTTCAAGAACACGTCCTGAGACAATCACAGAAATTGGTCTCTTGGTATCATCTGTCATATCAACATCTTCAAATACAATGCCGATTGCGCCTGTCGCATTTGTTGGATATACGGAACCTGCTTTGATAATTTTCTTAGTTCCAACTGTTTCAGCATTTGTCTGGTCTGCTGTGTAGGTTTTGAGTACAAGTCCGACCTCAGATTCAAGAATATTTGGAGTGGACTCATACTGCTCTGTTTTCATAAAAGCCATTATTTATATCTCCTTTACTTAAATATTTACAGGGGCGTTACCGTCCACTGATTTAGTTTCCTGGTTCTTTTTTGCTGAGTAAGCTTTTGCAAATTCAGCAGCATCACTTTTTACTGTAGCTTTCCCACCGCTACCACCGCCCGGATTCGGAGTGTTTTCCAATGCTTCCTTCTCCCAAGCTGCTTTTGCGGTATCAAGTGCTGTTTTATTTGCTTCGGAAACTCCCTTAACAAAAGTTTCGACTTCTTTCATTGCATCTTCTGGTTTCTCATACGGTGCAGATGCGTATGCTTTAATAGCACTCGCGTATGTTTCGGTTGAAAGTCCTGCATTTGCGAACATAGAAGTAATTTCACTGGTAAGGGCTTTTTTGTTGGATTCTGCAAGCGCAGCTTTCAAATCAGCTAACTCCTTATCCACTGCTTCCTTTTCTTTCTTGCGTTCAGCTTCTAGCCGTTCTGCTTCGGTCATGTTCTGCTTTTTCAACTCTTCCAACTCTTTTTCCAGGGAATCTGCTTTTTCAGCTTTTTCCTTCAGAGAAACATTTTTGTCTTTCTCTTTCTTAGTTTCAGCAGAAATAGAATCAAGAAGCTTAGAAACCTGTTCCTCGGAAGGTTCTGCAACTCCCATACCGATAAGTGCCTGTTTTGCCTGTTCTCTTGTCATTGAAATCTCCTTTCTTCCAGTCCAATACGCTTTTTCAACACGGTTCGCTCCGCACATGGTCTGTACCCGATTTACGCTCACGGGCTGTTGCAATTTATTTGATTTTGTGTATTAAAAAAGAAGCCTTAGATTTCTCTAAAACTCCTTAAATAATCGAAATTTGGTTCATTCTTCGTTAGATGGAGAATTTGCCATTGGTTCTGTTTTGGACGGATTTTGAAACTTTCCGTCAAGTAATTGCTGTGCTTTCTGCATTTCCGCTTCCGGGTCTGCCAGTTCCGGGTAAATAGTTCCCAGATACGGTAAACTCATTTCGTAGACTTTCTGCGGATCACTAAATAGCCCACAAGTAATCAGTGCAATAAGCGGATGAATTTTATTTTTGAACAGATAATCAAGTGCTTGTGCTTTTACAAGCATATTGTCTGTTGGGTTTCTGGTTATCTTTACATCAAAATCTCTGGTTGAGATATTAACATCATTTGATGTACCACGGATAATATTCAGAATGATTCTAGCAGATTCCTTTTCAGCTTCCTTGGTGAATGCTTCTACCAATTTTGCATCTCTTTCTGCGAAGTCCCATCCATTACGAAGGTATACAGCATTTCCTGTATCCCCTCCGCTATTGCTTTGGCGGTTTGGCATTGCTTCCACAATCAGCATGTTATTGTAGATATCATCCTTTGCAACCTGGCTCTCTGATTGATTCAATTCAGCGGTCATCAGTTCAACATCCGACTGACAGCCATTTCCAGTATCTTTAACAGAGATGGCGCCAAGTTTTACCATTTCCAAAAACTCGTTTTTATCTACCTCGCAGTTCTTGAACTTCATAAAGGATTGCACAAACTGTTCAACGCCATTTAATCTATCAGACTGGTATTTGTTGATTGCATCAAATAATGTGATTGCAATTTCAACGTCCGAAAGCCTGTCATGATTATTCGGGCATTCAACAATAGGAATCCCACCAAAACCGTTGATGCCATATTCGGTTACTTTTCCATTCGTGATTTTGAAAAACTGGTTCTTTGAATAGCATAAGTAGTATTGTTGCTCATCTTCATCCTTCAAAATCTGAACGGACAGCATTGGTTTTCCGTTCCTCTGCGAATATACAATGTAACAATCACCAGGATACGGAATAAAGATTCTAAACGGCGGTAAATCTCCGTTTTCTGTCCAGTCCTCTTCTTTCAGAATAGCCTTATAAGAAGTTCCTGTTGCACTTTGGTATATTGCTCTCTGGATGTTTCTTGCATCTGCATTGGCTTCATCCAGATAATCATTCAGCAAATCAACTTGCTCATTTATTTTTTTGTCTGCATTTTTCTTTTTACATACATATTGGATTGGTTCCCCGCAAATCTGTCCAGCTTTAAATTTTACAGTTTCAAATGCGTGATTTTCAACCACTCTGTTATTGACTTCTGGACGGACTATTTTGTTTCGGTATAATATCGGCTGATCGCCTTTCATGTACCGATACAAGTAATCAATCAATGTTCGATTTCTATTATGTATGCCAATTGTATCTGATACTACTTTTACTACATTTTGCGGAGTGATTCGGTCAACGCCTGTGTAGGCTACTTTTCGCCCGAAATCACCTCGGCATAAATCTACAAAATTCATTGTATTTCTCAAAGCCGAACCATCCTTTCTACAAAATAAAAAGCACTGGATGTTTTAATCCAATGCTCTACTTTATATTCTACACATATTAAAAGTATCTTTCAGTATACTTCGGTATCATCTTTCGAAACCTTTTATCTTTTTTATTTCTGCTATGGCTTTTAAATGCTTTTTTTTAATGTGAATCTCTGAATAACCCATCTCATCTGCAATGCGAACCAAAGATTTGTACTCAACATAGTGCTTAAATAATATGTCATATAGTAATGGGTCTTCAACCTGTTCTATAGTTCGGACTATTTCTTGTCTTTTTTGTAAAAATTCAGATATCATTTCTGAAATCTCTTCTCGCAGATCAAATATCTTCGCAATCATGTCTCCCATCGGATCACGTTTTACAGAAGTTTGCACCTTTTCCCCAACTGGAATTGCAGATACACTTGTGGAAAGAGAACTGAGCTGTTCTTCTTCGATAAGCTTGTTTTTGATTCTGTTATCATAATTTTCAATTTGTCGTAAATATTGAGCTGTAGTCATCATACTCTATCTCCTTCCCCACATAAAATTTTTGGTTGCTTTTACTTCTGCAAATCTTTTGCCGGCAAGCGTTATTGCAAGCTGCGTAACTCCATCGGCAGCGTCATCATGTTCATTATCACCAATATAGACGAATGTAGTTAATTCATCCATAGCCTTTTGATACTGTTTATTTTGATATTTCGGAGCCAAAAATATAAAATTTTGCTTAACATCCCCGGAATACTGATTTATTTTTTCTTTTTTTGCTTGTTTTGAAGGTGCTTTTGTACTGGTCGTGCTGCAAGCGTATTTATGTTCTTTCAACCGTTCATTTACATAATAGGCATACATATCGCCACCATTATTTGCTTCAAAATTGATGGATTGAATATTATTACCCATGATTCTTCCAACAACTAATGGCAATGTTCCTTCTTTTGGTGCCGTGCTGAAAATCCAGTCATAAATATACACATCTCCATTTTCGTATTCTGCGCCCACTGGCATTGATAAGCTATCACCGCCACCCCACGCAACATCACAGGCAGAAACATTTTTAACAAATCCACCTTCTGGAAGAACGCCGTTATAATATCTCAATTCGTCAGCTGCAAACACAATTCCTTCACGTAAGAAGGGCTTTTGCTGATATTTGGCTTCCCATTCGTTAGCGTCTAATCTAGCTTTCATATCGACATAATATTTTGTTGAAAATCCAACGCCATACTCATAATCGAAATTCGATTTACCCTCATCATTCAAAGCTGGAATTTTTCTAAACCGATACATTGGATTATCGTGATTTAGCTTCTCGATTTTTCCGAGAGGGTCATATAAATTCCATCTGGTTCCAACCATAAGCTCCCTTGCGCCGTCAATCTTACGGTCAACCATCTTATTCAGATATTCTTGATATGTATTTTCTAATCGGGTGGGGCTTAATGAATGTTGTCTATCTCTTACAAGGTCATCCACATACAAATAACCATCGGAAGAAATATCAACGGCACCTGTCCAAGTACCTTCAATACCACGGCAAGTCATTGTTGCAAATCTATCTGGCTTGTCCAGGTTTATTTCAAAATCATCAGCACTCTGTTTTTGAAGTTTCGACTGTGGAAAAATTTCACTATAGTTGTATTCCTGTGTATTAATGAGATTAAGAAGTTCTCCGTAAAATCCTTTTGCCAGTTTTCCAGAATGACCGCCCATGGCACTATGACTATTCGGTCTTTTCCCCATTATCCATGACATAAAGAAAATACACATAGTAGATTTTCCAACACGGCTTGGGAGTGATAAGCCGTAAAACTCTATCTTTCTTTCTTCCAAATCTTGTAGGTCTTTGGCTACCACATGTAGTGTTTTTTTTCGTGGAATATAAAATTTCTTGCTGTCCGGTCTATTTTTTTCCATATAAAGCAAGTAACTTTCAAATAAATGTGGTGCTTCCAGTAACAAATACTGCCAGTAGATATCATCAAAGTCACCACTACCAGTTAATGCAGCACACTTCTCTGCTATGTTATGTGAGTATTGACTTACTTTCATAGCCATTTTCCGTGCTTCTTGATTCTCGTTGAAAGGAAGATCAATATTCATATTTAAGAGCAAATCAAGGCAATCTTTTTGGTTCTGATAGATTGTCATGTCACTACTGATAATCTGATTCAGCACTGCCCGATACCATTCAAGCGAGCCTTCTGTAATTTTTTCCATAAAAATAGAGCCAGACCTCCTTTCTTTTTTAGGATTTAGTCTGGCTCTCCTTTCTGGCTCTCTTGACTTTTCTTTTTGTTTTTTTGTATTCTAAATATTTTTCAAAACTATATTTTTCACAATATATACAATTTTCTAATCCATCTGGTTCTGGATGTATACACGGAATGTTCCTTAATTTGCACCATACCATTTAATCACTTAACTTTCTACAAATTTCAATAAAATCTGGCTTACTAAGTTCTTTCAACTTATCAGCATACTTTGGAAATTCATGCGTATATATCGGATGACCTAAAAGCTTTTCCGCATATTCATATGCAAGTTTTCGGTCATCCCCTGTAAGCATACAAATTCCTGTGTAGGTTTCAACTACTACGGCTTCTTGTTTTGTCATACATATCCTTTCTTGATAAAATCATATTTTTAATTCCGTAAAAATATTTTCAATTACTTTCCACTCTGCGAATACTGCCATTGTTAATAATGGTATTGCTGAAAGTCCCCAATTATTTTCAATCATCATTTGTATTGTGGCTATCAAATAATCTGCTACCCATTTGAATATTATGAAATTCGCAATTATCCAACATATTTTTCTGATTTTGTTCATTTTGTCACGCTTTCTTGACTGGCCATTCAAAGCCAAAATCTGAACGTTTGATTTTGCATTGTGGGCTTCCGTCCTTCCAGAAAACTAATCCCTCTATCTCGTGTTCGGAAAGATATTTCTTCGTTCCATATCATACATTCACCTCAAATAAATTTACATTATTTTCTAAACCACCAAATATGTTTATCAAGAATATCCGCTTTTACATCACCATCAAAATAATATTCACACCCATCATCTGCAAATTCTGCTGGTGTTGTAAATTGTGGTATTCCATCTGGTTCCAATATGACACACGCCTGTCCAGAAATATAACTTGTTACAACGGCTGGTTCGCTACGCCACCAAACTTTTCTTCCGATAACATTTTTGTCAAAATCTATTTTGTTTAAGTCCATTGGATGTTCGGAAAAATCATCAATCATGCACTTCGCACGTTCAATACCACCTCTTACATCACAGAATTTTTCGCTGTTTCTGGTTATAAACACATTTCCAATTGTTCTTGCTTCAAATTCATCGTGTCTGTATCTTGCATGATTGTACGGCGCATAATTTATGCCCCAACATACAGGCTCTCCGTCGAATTGAACCAGATTCTCAAAACTTGGTTTTTCTTCTCTTGGGTAAGCCCATAAGTTATTATCTCCGTATTTTCCACCAATCGTATGTATATAGTCTTCTATTAGAACAACAAAATAAGGTTTTCCATTAATCACTGTGTCCCAGTGCATTTGATGCATTTTTAATTTGGAAATGTCTGTATCTCTATCAATTAGTCTAATACTTTGCATTTAATATTTCCTCCAAGTTTTATACGTTCACCTCGAACTCTTTCTTGCAGTTGCTACCCTTGCATTTCAATTTAAGATGCTGAATCTTTGTGTTTGGGCTAATCAAAAGTGCTTTCTTCTGGCAAAAAGGGCAACAGGCGTATTTCACTCCATTGATATTCCTCAATAATGCCTGTCCATTCCACGGCTCGGGTGGGTTCATGTATTCAGAAAAATCTATTCCTTCGGATTCTAATGCTGACTTAATGCTCATTTATTTACCTTTCTATTTCTTTTATGCTTTATTGGTCTTTCCCTCTTTGGCTGCCCTTTTTATCATTCGTCGCACAACAGATTTAAAAACATTATCAAATTTCCGTTTCCCTTTTCTTCCAGCAATTTGTCTAAATTTTGGCTTTTTATTCATTTTTAAGCAGTTATTTGGTATTTGCCCAAAACCAGTTTTCATGACTTCTTCAATGCTTATTTTTTCTTGATCCATTAAATTTTCCTCCGCTTCGGAATGCCATGCATTTTTCGGAAATTGTTCTGTTTTATTCGATCTGGAAAAGCAAAGAGCAAAGCATTTTCTTTACAGATTCAATCATTACTGATGGTTTACTGTGTTCAATCCACTCTGCTACATCTTTTGCTAAAAACAGTGGTTTCTCTGCTTTTCCATAAACACGAAACTGTTTTCCCAACACTTCTTGTTCATTTAATACTTTCAGTTCATTCATTTCTCTCTTTTCTCCCTATGCTTCATCTGACAGGCAATCATTTTAGCTATGTTTTCACGTTCCTGTTTTATTCCATGCCCCTGCCGGAACAATTCACATTCCAGAATCTGTCCACATTTGGAACATTCGTCTTTGATTTCTTTACCGCATACTTCAATCATTTTCATCACCACAGTAAATCAATAAGTAATTTGCAATTTTTCTAAGATCATTTTTCCCATACAGACGAATTCCATCTTGCAATCCTCTGTCAATCAGCCAATCAGCTAACTTTATTGGTTGTGTAGGTGGTTCATCTTTGGATTTTTCTATCTTAAAATCATCTATTAAACCACCTCTATTTATAAGTTCAGAAAGTTCGCTCATCGGTACTATGCCTCCTTGTTTTCCATCTTCTTTTCCCGCCCTAAACTCGCAACAACACCCTGGCTCAGTAAAGTCTGCACAATATTCACTATCGCCATTGAAGCAAACTCATGTGAAGTCATCATGTCTTCTGCAATTCTTACAACTTTTTTCGTTCATAAATTACCTCGATTTAGAAAAATCCAGTGTGCCGACTTGAACGGCATAAATCTCCCAACGAGAAACACTGGAACTTTAGGGGGAAAATGCAACTTCTGGCAAATTGCCATTGCCAGATAGAAACAACAGGAATCGAACCTGTGTCACATGATATTGAGTATCATTGCTCTACCACTGAGCTATGTTTCTTTTTTCATCATAAAACGCTAAACTAGATGATTTTTTTAGAATCCCCGACTATCACTCCTCACGGGCATTGGTCTTATCTCTCTAAAAAGTTTTTGCACAAGATCGCTAGTGAGTTGCGTCTATATGCCTGCACGAATGCACACAAACGCATCCGCATTTATGTGCAAGAACTAACAATAGCTATGCTAAAGTAAGATATCCTATCTACACCTGGTAGATGGAATTGCAGGAGACGGATTCGAACCGCCGTTCTCAAGGATATGAGCCTTGCGAGATTCCACTTCTCTATCCTGCCGGAACCCGGAAAAACCGGGTTAGCAATAGGTTTATCGTGTTATGCTTTTCACTATCTACAAGTTTTAGTGCCGTAGATTCACTGGATATTTTTATGCGTCTTTGGACGGCATCTCTTGAAAACTCCTTTTATTAACGTGCGCTGCGTTAATGTTTTTAACTCCGAGACATACCAGCCGGGAAATCAGATCCATTTAATCTACGCCGTATCGCACATAAATTTACCTAATCCACACACTCAACTGGAAGTTTTTTCCACCCATATTACGGATGAATGGCATTTAGAAGAAATGGAAGCTCTGGGATTCGAACCCAGGACTTACGGCTTATGAGGCCGTTGCTCTTACCACTGAACTAAGCTTCCTAAGATACCAGAAATAAGCCCGCCATAGATTTATTTCTGGCACTGTTGCAGTTCTTGACCACCAGCCACAACAAAGGTTTTCTGAAACGTTTTTAGATTTCAGAAGGTCTTCCGGGACATTTGAAGCCCCTTTAATCAGCCCCGTTGGGCTAGAAGACCGGAGTAAAAATTGTTTCAAAAAGAACACTTGCGGAATTAACAAAACCGCAAACTGGGCTAGCTGGATTCGAACCAGCGAATGCAGCAGTCAAAGTGCTGTGCCTTACCGCTTGGCGATAGCCCATCAACCCCGGCGCACCATTAAGACCGGGGAAGTCGTGATATTAAGCTAAACAAGTATATATAAATTTTCCGCTCTTACCGATTACTCTTTTCCAGGATGGGAATTTTCTTTTCCAAATATTTAATAATTCCTGGCGTATTCATCAATAAGAGCTTTCACTACTCTGGGTGCCTCGACTTATCACTTTCATAGGCATTCCCGATCCTACATGGATTAAGTCGAAGCGGCGCTTTTATGAATTTAACCCTTTCGATTAACTCGATCAGGATAATTCCAATTGGAATCGGTAAATACATTTGTCACCTCGTGCAAATTAAAAAAATATTCAGTGCGAAACATATTTCTAAACAAATACAGAATAAAATCTGTATTACGTTTGTTTTTCCTTCTTCGTCCAGTATAGCCAAAGTACCGGCAAGAACCAGAACGAAAAATGCAAGATTTACAGCTGTTCCGATTACATTAAGTGCATTCATTGTCTTTTTCCTCCCCGATTAAGAAGTCCAGAATTTTTTCTGCAATCTCTTCCTCTGGCTCAAATGGCATTCCACAGTAATTGTAGGATTCTAAAGCCGATTTTAGGCTTGATTTGAAACCATTGTAAATTTCTCCATGCTGTAACAGTTCGTGCCTTAAAACACAAATTGCATCAGTAATTGATTGAGAAGTGACACTGATTTGTGCCAAGCACTCCATCTCAATGTCTGGAACAGCCATCATTTTAAATTCAACCACTGGTATTTCATCTACTGCGGTATGAAAATTTACTGATTTCACTCTTGGAACTTCATTTCCATCAATAAAGCATTTTGTACCAAGCCAATCATAAGGGTTGGGGTTTGTGATTTTCACTATCGGCATCTTTGTACCCCTTTCTTTTAGTTTCACAGTAGAGAAGAAGGTGTTTCGCAATCTCTTCCAACTGTAGAATGTCGTATTTTGGAATTTCCCATGTTTTATGCTCCAATAACGGAGACAGTGGAATTTTCTCATTTGGTAGTTCACTAGTTACCATTGCATTGATAAGCATGGACGCTACATCAATGGGGGATTCTGGAAGATTAACATTAACTGTACCAGTCATCTGTTTCCATTTCCCATTCACCATTAAAAAGCACTTCCCGTCTTGCGCCTTAACTGTCCCATCCGGGAAATTTTCTTCGTTGCTGTAAGCATTGTAATCTTTCATCCCTCTTCTACCTCCCCGAAATATTTCTTGTAAAGGTCAATGTCTTTCCTTCCCAATAATATTTTTATATTTTCTTTATCTTCAACTTGCAAAGAGCCATAAGCAATATGTACCCACGTTGTTATTGTATTTTCTTCTTGGTTCTCTTCTCTATAGCCATTGATAACTGTAAATGCTGAAAACCAATTCCCCTTTGCTGTTAAAAAATAAGTCTTTTCTGAATAACATGTATATCCGTAATGGTCGCAGTCAATATTATCGGTAAATATCTTTTCTGCATTTTCTGTGTTGTAAAATTTTCCATCTGCACATATTCCACTCGAATGAACAACTATATTGTCTTTCCTTATGCGTTTGGTATCTGCATTCGGGAATTTCTTTTCGTATTCTTCTGGAACTGAAACGCCTTTTTTGTTTTTTGAGAAAAAATTAAGCACGTCTTTTCCTCCCGAAATATTCATCAACTGCTTGTCTTACAATATCCGATACACTCCTGTCCGTCCGGTTCTTCTCTTCCAGGAGCCTTTTTTTCTGTTTTTCGGAAAACCGGATGCGGATGGATTCGGATTGTGGGTTTGGTTTCATGAGCATTTACCTCAACTTACAATTTCAATTGGATATCCTAAGTATGCTTCCAACTCTGAAACAGTCAGTTTACGTGGTTTCTTTATTTCAACATCAACACGCTGTATGATATTGTCTGTTGTCTTTGCAATGGCTTTTCCTGTATAGCTTTCAAGCTCTTCGTTTGCATATACATTCAAATGTTCATATCCATATGCCCGGCACCATCTTGCAGCTGAATCAACAATTTTTCTTAGTTCGTCTTGCTCATCACCGAACAACTCCTAATATCTAACCGCCTTGTTGAAGTCACTGGAGCTTACTTCATAAGGAGCCACAACATGTTTATATGGACTTCCAATAAAATGAAAATATCTATGTGATTCCATTGCTTTTTGGCCTTTTGGCAAGTTGAACCCTTGAGCTATTGCTTTTTTAAGCAACTGTTCTGATTCAACATTGTTTTCTGTAACAATGCACTTATTTGTAAAATCAATCATCTTTATCCCCCTCTAAAAGTTTATATAGCGTGCTTCTTGAAACTCCCATAATCTCGGCAAATTGTACTTTAGTTATTTCCCCTCTTTGCCAGCTACGTTTAGTTTCATTGAAAAGTTCCTTATCTATCTCTTTTTTGGAACGGCCTTTGTATTTGCCCTGGGCTTTTGCAATTGCAATACCTTCTTTTTGACGCTGCCGAATATTTTCTCTTTCTCTTTGCGCTACATATGAGAGAAGCTGCAAAACTATGTCTGCGATCAGTGTTCCTGTCAAGTCTTTGTTTTGCGTAGTATTGAGCAACGGCATATCCTGTACAATAATATCCGCTTCAATCTCTTTTGTGATTTTTCGCCATTCAGTAATAATCTCTTCGTAGTTTCTTCCAAGTCGGTCAATCGAATGGATTACCAGAATGTCACCTTTCTGAAGAGAAGCAATCATTTTCTGATACTCTGGACGATTGAAATCTTTCCCAGATTTTTTATCCATATAAATTTTCTCAACACCATCTGCTTTCATTGCTTCAATCTGTCTCGCTTCATTCTGATCTACTGTTGAAACTCTTACATATCCTACTTTCATGTATAATCCCTCCCGTTTATTTATAAGAAAATTATACATCATTTCGATTATATATTCAAGTAAAATATAATCATTTTTAAATATTTTAATTGACTGATTAAACGATTTTGATTATGATATAAGTATTAGGAGGTGATTCTTATCGTTTCTCAAAAAATTAAACAAATCATGAAACTAAAACAAGTTACAAATATTCAATTGGCTAATCATCTTGGAATATTACCGCAGTCTTTGACAAATAAATTTTCAAGAAACAGCATATCGGCAGATGAACTGATTGAAATACTGGATTATCTCGATTGCCGATTGATTATTGAAACTAATCCAGATCATGTCATAAAACTTTCAATGGATGATATTAAGAAAGAGGAATAAAAACCTCTTTCTTTTTTTTGCCTTATTTTTAGTATGGCAGAGAAACAGTTAAGGCTTACTGCTTTTCGTGTTGCAATCACTATCCCTGCCATGTTAAGGAGAGCTTTTTTGTTTTTTCGGAAACTCGGGGAACTGACTACGCCAGCCAGAGGTCTATATATAACCCCCTCCCGGTCATCCAGTGCGGACGCTGGCAAGTCAGCCCGACGCCCCATGGGAACCGCTGCCCTTGCCTGGTCGCTGTTTGTCGTAGGCCTTCGGCAGTAATCAAAGGAATGCTATGCAAAATCTATTGTAATATTGCACAAAAAACAGTGTTTTATAAAATGTCTTTTTATGGTGTACCCTATTTGCACATTGCGTATTACTAGATATAGAATCCGTTTCTTCGCAATCACAACATATAGTGTTTTTACTGTTATAGCTCCGGTTTTTCCATCTCTGGAAGCTCCAGCGCCGCTTTGTGCTTCTCTGCGATCTGCTGCGCGGTCTGCTGTGGTACGCCATACTGTTTTACTTGCTCTGGCGCTGTCTCCACCATTTTGTCTACAGCCTTACATAAAAATATATAGCCGACATTGCCAGAGGCAGCTCCTTTATATCTGTTTAAAGCACATTCTTCTTGCCATTTTTTAATGGTGTCGGAGCGTGATAAGTTTAGTTTTTCGCAAATATCTGTATTTCTACATTCCCCATTAGCCCAAGAATATATTGTATCTCTATGTATACCAATCAATAAAGCATATTCTTCTATGGTTGGCTTTTGATTATATCTATATACTAAATCTGTATATATTTCCCATATATCGTTTAATATATTTATATCCTGTAATATACATCTATTAAAATTAACACGTTTATTTATATATTTGATTAATCCAGTGAATAAATTATTATTTGGCTTATATAATTCATCTGGATCATGTAAAGATTTTTCGTATTCGTCAGCCAATATTAGTATACTATTCTCATATACTTCAGATCCTTGATCTGTAACTATTGTATTATTCACTGTCTCACCTCGCTTTAACACGTTAATTTATAAATAAAAAAAGAGAACAACACAAAAATAAAAGTAACCTGTATTTCAATCACTCTTATTTTTTATCGTTCTCTTTGGTAAAATGTCGTAAAAAGTAAATTTATTTTTCTTTGCTGATACCTTAACACAGTTTTTAATATCTTGTCAAATTTAATTTTGCATAAAATAAAACACATTATTTTGTCAATAATTAATAAATAATAATTAGGGTATTATATTATAATCTTTATTTATATTTATATCTTATATATTATTATACGGTAC